CATGCCGCTCCCGAGTCCGGCGCAGATGGTAGAGCTGGCCGCGTTTGCTGCCGGTGTTGGGGTAGAGGAGGTGGGATCGTGAACGAAGAAACCAGTAGCGCTCTCGGAGACGCGTTCGACCGGGTTGTCAGGCATCTCGACGGCTTGCCCGACACGGTGCATACGCGGCCTACAACCATTCGGACCCTAACGCCGGTCCTCTCCCTGTCCCAGACGTGGATCGTCGAAACCTACCGCCAACGCGAGGTCGGGGATACCATCCTCGTCGGGTACGCCGCAGCAGACGGACACGTGCGGCTGGCGATCCCGCCGGCGGTCGCGAAGGCCATCGCTGCGCAGTACGACCAGCTCTCGACGAAGAACCGCAAGAGAGGGGCGCGGCAGGCGTACGAGACGAAGCTCGCCGCGGGGAGCGATCCCGCCATCCACCTGAAGAAGGCACGGGCGAAGAAGCGCAGCCGGAAGGCGGTGGTCTGATGGCTTACCAGCACACTGAAGATGGAACGCTGGTTTTGGATCGCGCCGCGGCGGAGGAGCTCTCGAAGCTGTGTTGGGAGGCCGATAAAGCCCTCGCACAGCTCGCTGGCTGGCCTGGCATGTCTCCTACCCTCCAAGACCGCCTGGAACTAGCCGCGGCGGCTCTGATGCCGTTTCCGGAGGAATGAATGAACGTCTGGGGAAGGATCGAACGTGCGGCCGGCAAAGGGAAGGGTCTGGAGCTCTCCCATGAGGATGTCGAGTTCCTCTGGATGCACGAGTATGTCAGAGAGTTGGCGGAGTTGGATAGGGAGGCTCGGGTTCAACGGCGTCGTACCCAGTGGAGGGAGGGGAGGAGGAGGGGCGGGGGGAGGAGGAGGGGCTAACCGATCTTAAACGCATGTTGCGGCACGCCTTGACGGATCATCCCGGCCATCCGCTCCAGCTCTTCTGCCAGCTGCAGCTTCTCCTCAGGAGTCCGAAAGAACGACACTGCTTCGTGAGGTACGACGCACACCAGGCCATCGTTCGGATCGATCGATATCTCCACCGAGATCGCGTCATCGTCCTTTCGTCTGATTCGCATGCAGTTGGGGTTGGACATCTCTCTACTCGCTCCTCAGTGGTGGGTTCTTTAGGGATAGGGTTAGGGGGTAGTCGCGTTGAAAGACGAAGTCTTCTTCGCCGTACTCATCGAGCCAGTTCTCATATGCTGCGTCGAACAGGCGGAACTTCTTGTCGGGAACCTCTTCGAAGAACCATCCCCGCTTGTTGCCGCCACCGAGACGGAGGATTGCTCCCCATTCGAGCGTCGGGTCAGCTCGCCGGTAGCCACAGACCTGCGCACGGTGCGACTTGTAGATGCCCTTCGTGTTCTTCTCGTCGATCACGCCCACTTTGCCATCTAAGAGGCGACGAGCGCGGATATCGAGCGTTCCGGCGAAGCGGTTCTCTTTATCCCACAGCAATTCATCCCATCCGATGATCTCGTAGCCGCCCGGGAGGATTCTTCGCTTGCTCGCGTCGTGAGTCTTCCCGGTGATGGCGCACTTATGCCAGTCGGCGAAGGCCATCAGGCACTCGATCTCGTCAGCCCGAAGCGCTTCCATTTGATCCGTACTCCGGTTGCGGAAGAGCGTCTTTTCGCAGTCGATCTGCTCCCCGTTCAGCATCATGGTGGAGCCTTCGTGGATCTTGGTTCCTCGATCGCCCCGGAGTCGCATGTAGGCGTCCGCTGCGTCGGTCCCGAGCTTTTCTCGGTACTCCGCGAGCTGCTTATCTGCCGGGACCATCGAGCAGATGAACGTGATCGATGGAACCCACACGCGGCGCGGGACGCCAGTCGCTGGGTCGGGCAGCTCGCGCCCATAGAACCGCTCATCGTCGGTCGTGATGCAGAGCGTGTCGTTCTCGCGATCGGCAACGCGGCGGATTTCTTTCTGCATCAGATCACCCGCTCCTGAGTGAAGTTGCACACCTCGCAGTGTCGCCGCTGCATGCGATCAACGCCGGTTACCTTCTGAGACGCGTCGGTGAACTTAAATAGGATCACCGGCTGTTCGAACATCTCCCACTTGGACCACGTGTGACGCCAATGCAGAGTTACGGCGCGCTCCGAACTGATGAAGAACAGAAACGCCAGTAGCATCGCCACCAATACGCACGACCCCACGATTACGGCGGTCATCAGTTCACCAGCTCCTTCCGCTCCACACGAGGAGCAACATCACTTCGTTTCGATTCTCTTGGTTCAGGGTGCTTGCAGTTAGAACAGCATGGGCCCTGAGCTACGCCGATGCGTGCTAACCCGTCGCGAACTCCAGCCACTAACTCACACCCGAGCTTTCCCATGCCGCAGTTCTCGCAGAGCCGGGGATCGCTGCTCACCGCGCCTCCACCACCTCAACATCGGCTTCGGTGAAGCCAGCGCCCACGGCACCGTTGCCGTAAAAATCGTCCACCGCCTTCTCCTCGAACCGGAGGCGCAGTTCGCCGTCGTCCGCGATGCCGATCACTTCAGCGAATGCAGCGTGAAAGAAACCATCATCGTCTTCCCACGCCTGCTCAATCTCGACGCGATCGCCAATCTTGACCGTCATCTCTTCTCCTCCTGTTCCGCTAGAACCTCAGCGTGCTGATTCTCGTAGATGGCGCGCAGTGCTCTCGCTTCCGCCAGTAGATCAACGCCCCACTCTTTCTGCACGTACTGAACTTCACTGCTCGTGAAGATTCTCGTAATACCTCGCTGATGCTGGAAGCCGTGATGCCTGACGCACAGCGGGATGGTCTGATCGTCCCCACCTCCGGCGCCTCGGCTCTTCACGTGGGCGCACTGGACGCGTCCCCAGCAGGGAATGACCAAACCCTTCTCGACGAGGCCGAGAAGACGCAACAAGCACGTCTGCTCACGTATCCAAGCCATGTAAGGCTCATCGATCACGCGGGAGGTTCGGCCGCTGTTGCCACGTCCTCCTCCGCCATTTGGCATGATGTTGCGCAAGCGTTTCGAGATCATGACGCGACCACCCGCTTGATGTGCTCCCATTCATTCGAAAGCGCTTCGTCGCCGCGGTCCTTGATCTCGGTATCGAGACAGCCGTACTCGATGCCCGACTCGCCGGCTACCAGCTGGAAGAGTTCGTAGCAGGGCTCATGCATCTTGAAGCAGAACATCGCTCCGTCGAACTTCCCGGCGATCCGAACGTACGTCGTGCCGATGCGAATCTCCTGACCGCATTCCTCGCACTCGTGAGCCTTTCGGGCGCGCGGGTAGGTCTCCGTGCTGAAGTCGGGATAGTCACACATCACATGTCCTTGCCATGCTCAAGCCGATACAATTCGCGCTCTTGGTACTCACACGCCAGCAGCCACGCCGCTAAGCTGAGTTCATGCCACCCCGCGCCATGCTCGCGTACCGCTGCGCCTTGCTTCCAGAACAGACGTTCGAAGGCTTCCGCTCGCGCTCTCCGTTCTGGAGAGGCGGAAGGGTTGAGAGGGTCAGCAGGTGAAGACATAGTGCTTCCGCCCCGGCACGTCCGGACAATCGACCGTGTTCGGGCCGTCTTCGATTGCCACCCAGTTATTCGATGTACCTGCTGGATTTGTTCTGCGCACGTACCCTAACGCTTCCTCATATGTCACACCGGGCGCGGCGCATACCCCGCAGTTCAGTAACGCCGCAATACCGTTAGAGCCCTCGGGTAAGCCGATTGGCACGAACCGCTCCCCGAAATTGACCCGCTCAGCCTTCTTCTTAGCCATCACTTCCTCCGATAGTTCCCACTCGTCAACTTCTTAACCAATCCTAACCGCTCCAGCGATTCAAAGATGGCCTGCACTGTTGCATGCGCCTCGGCCCCGTTCCAGCTCAGACGCTGCATCACGTCACAGCAGGACAGGCCACGACTCAAGAACAACCCGCGAGCATCCTTCACGGTTCTCAATACGGCTCGTTCCTCCCTGCTTAGTTCCGCTTCTGGAGAGGGGCGGTAGCAGACCATGTGAGTGACGTTGGTCATGGGAGTCAATCGATGTAATGCGTCTCAGCGTGGATCACTTCGGGGTGTTCGACGACTTCCGTCAGGATCGTCGCCAGCGCGCCCGAGCAGACCGTGTAGCCCTGCTTCGTGTACTTCAGCAGGCGGCGCACGGTGGACACGCCGTAGGTCACCTTATTGACCACGATCCGCCGTCGCGCCACATCCCACAACGAGAACGGGCCGACGTAGAGAGATTCGCCGTCAAACGCGAACTGCGACAGCGTGAAGTCAAACGAGTCGATCACCGCTTCCGGATCGGTGAAATAAGCGAACGTAATCGCCTGCACCGTGATCTCCGGCAGGAACACGTCTTCTTCCGGCGACTCGGCGGGGACGATAAACGTGCTAGCCTTCTCGCGCTGCGCCGTACGGATACCACCCGCCGACATGATGGCCTCGGCGAACGCCTCGGCCTGCTCTTTCGACGCAAAGAAGAAGTCGAAATCGCTATCCAGCTTCTCGCCCCCGAGCGTGCGCCGCACCGCGCCACCGGCCAGCCACGGGCCGCCGACTTCGACGCCGGGCAAACGCCGAAGGACTTTGGCTAACGTCGTCTCATCGAACGACGTCACGCCGAGGCGCCCGCACACCGACTCTTTCTCAATCTTCACAGCTTCACTCCTTCACATCCGTGCTTCGGTACATCATTCGAGATCGGCCACCATTCACCGGAGAAGTCATCTCTTTCAGCAGCTACGGGCATGTAGGCGTGGCAGTCGGGGCAGACGAGATGGACGGTCATCAGAAGCACTCCCCACAGAGATGTATGCCCGAGCTGCCCGGGTGACTTCCGTCGCACTGTCGCTTGTTGCACACGCCGCACGGCTCAACGCAGATGCCTTCCTTCGCCATCTCTACCTTCTCTTCCGTGCTGGCCCTCTCCTGCCTGACCTGTTCCAGTTCGTAGCGGTAGTGGTGGAGGAAGTCCTCGGCGAAGAGGAGATGAAGTTCGGACAACTCGTCCTGCGAAAGTTGCACGACCTCGGCATCCCCATGCGCCAACGTCACCTGAGCGTCGGTCAACGAGCCTAGGCGCCGGATCACCTCTTCAGCCGACACCGTGACCAGCGAGCGCCCGAATGCTTTCGCCTTCTTCTTCGCCCTCTCCTTCACGGCTTCCAGAACGTCTTGGTATCCCTTGGTGTGGGTGAGGGTCATGACGCGACTCGCTGATTCCAAGTTCTGACTGCGATGTTTTCGTGGTCGTACTGCGGGCCGCGTGCGCCACAACCGCCACACTCGACCCACCACGAGCCACCGCAGCAGACCGCGCGCACGTACGTGGAGGCTGATCCAGTGATCTCCGCCGAGACTGATGCAGGCGTGTTGCCGCAGAATGGGCACTTCGCAAGAGCTGACTGGCTCACTCCTCACCTCCGGGCAGTTCGACAGCATCCGCGAGATCGGCTGCGATGTCCGTCGCCTGCTCCGCCACGCAACGCCACGAGCACGCGGTGAAGCTGGGATCTTCTGGAGAATCAGGCATCTCGATGCGCGGCCCGAACTCGTCAACCTTGATGAAGGTGTCGGCTGCGGTATCAATTGGCTTGCTGCATGTCCAGCACCGTGTTGCCATCGCTCTCTCCTCCATGTACGAGGACAAAGATAGGTCACGTGCGGACGGAATGCAATACCTTTCGCGCTACGCCCAGAAATATTTTACGAGCCACTTGACGGAGTGCCGATGCGAGCCTAAGATGTCGGCATGAACGAGTTCTGCAACAACGATCGGTTCATCCGAAAGTGTATGCGGTGCGGCTCACAGCGACTTCGGGCGCTGAACCTTACGCGCGTCGAGTGTCTCAACTGCGACGCGTACGACTTCGTTCCGAAGGAGGAGCCGCGCGTGGGATGTCAGTTCATCGCCACCGATGGCGCGGTCTGCAACGCGGCCGCCGCCGACGCACGTCACTGGCCCGCGCCAAACGCTACCTGCACATTCGCTCCCGACTGGTACAGCCATCCGTACACGGCGCGGAGCATCGCCGCATGACCGCCGCCGAAAAGATCCGCCTGCGCCATCAGCCGATGCGCGGCGTTAACGTGAAGCTCACCGACGAACAGCGAGCGTTCCTCGACGAGAACGTAGCAGAGCGTGACCGTTCGGAATACATCAGACGCGCGTTGAGCGAACAGATCACCCGAGATCGTGAGTCCCGAGGTCGTAAGCGCGGGAACGGAGGGAAGGCGAAATGAAGCTATCCGATGCGCAGCACAATGCACTCATCGCGATCGACAGCCGCGGCAAGGTGTCGGCCACATGGCTCGGCTTGTTCGCGGCGAAGAGCACGGTTAACTCCCTCGTGAGGCAGGGCCTCGTCGAGGGTTGTTCGATGCGTAGCGAAAGTGGCGGGTTCGTGTCGGCGTGGCGCCTCACACGAGACGGCAAGGCTGAACTGAAGGCTCACCTATGAGATGCATGTGCGGTGATCTCTACTGCGGATCATGCGGCCCGGCGCAAGGCAACGGGCGTTGCCAGCAGTGCGGCGCGTGGGCTCTCGATGGCGGATGCGCTGACCCAGTGGCGTGCGAACGAGCGAACGCTGAACAGGCCGCGCAGGAAGACGCCAACGAAGCAGCCATCGCGGATATGTGGAACGAGATGGAACGCGAGGCCCGATCATGACCGACTCCGACATCCCCACGAACAAGCTGTGCGTTATCTCGCTTGACGGCCCCTCGGCCTTTCACTCAGCACTCTACGAGGATGGCAAGCTGGATGAGCACATCGCACGTCACCATCCCGAGGAAGAGTATCCGCGCATCTACACACGCGAGTACATCACTGAATATTTCGGCCCGCTGACCGTCGATAACATCCGCGACTTCTACCGCGTCATCATCGAGTCATCCGAGATCGACGTGATGATCGGCGCGACGTACGCCGAGTTCCTGCTTGCCGAGATCGCCTCACTGGAGTCGAAGCTGCGGGAGGCCGCCGCGCATTTTGCTGCCTATGACACCTGCCCGATGTGCCATCCTCTCCCGGCTCGTGAAGCCGATACTGGCCATGGCTCAGAGTGGCGGCGCGGCCGGCAGTTACACCGCGACGGCTGCTGGGTCGCCGCACTTCAGGACGCGAAGGGGAAGTGATGACGGTATTGATTCAGACCGACCTGATCGTCATCGTGTGCAAGCACTGTGGCGTGTTATACGGCATGCCAAACGAGTTATGGAACTCGTTTGGCAGCACACGATTCTGCCCGAACGGCCACATGCCGACCTACGGCAATTCGGCTGCCGATCGGATTCGTAGCGCCGAAGACCGAGAGAAGCAGCAATGCACGCGTGCCGAAACGGCCGAGCGATCCAATGCTGCTCTGCGCGGCGCGATCAGACGAATGAAGGGAAGCGAATGACCACCGAATCGAAAGGCGCCGCCATCTCCATCGCCGCGTTCATGGCGGCCATGCTCACCCTCCCGCTCGGCAGCTGTAAGGGCCGATCTCCGCATCCGGCCGAGGTGCATCAGCAGGCCGAGGTGAAGAACTGGACTTCATCGAAGCTGCCGTTGTATGGCGGTGCAGCTGATGCACCTCGGCGAGATTCGGATAAGGGGGTGGTGAATGGTCGAACGCGGATAACCCCAACTCCCACCGCCGCAGGCGTCATGCTGCGTACGGATTTGAGTGCGCCTGCGGCGGATTTACAGAAGGAGGTTAGCGATGCCGTCGAGTTACCTCGACAATCAGTCGCGCACGAGAATCCTGCTGGCGATCAACAGGATGGCGAAGGCCGTCGAGAAGTCGGAGATCGATCTCGATCGTTGCGAAGCGGAGGTGGCCGAGATCAGCGAGGAGTTACGGGTTATGCGGCAGCGGAGGGCCGACTATCGGCGGGCGTGATCACGGCGGCGAGCAACACCGCCTGTCTCGTCGCCTCCCCAACCGTCCCAATCGCAGGTGACAAGTCGGTCGATATCTGGCCGACGAGCGCACCGGCCCGGCGCCGCACCTTGACCTACGTCTCGGGCCGGGCCACATGGGAAGGTGAGGCCCCATTCAACGCGAGCGGCGTTTACCAGTTCGAGGCTATCTCACATCCGTCCGAACTCCACTTCGTGTGGAACGCGACGTGTAGCTCTACGGCGAAAGGAGTACGCAATGGTGACCAAGGAAATCCGCGAGCAGTTGAATCAGCTCTGGACCGCAATCCTGCCGCTCCAGGAGGCGATCGTCATCGCGCTGGCAGCGAAGGGTCCGACGCTGTCGGAGGATCTTCTACGACCGATCGGCAACTCGATCGAGATACTGCGGGCAGAGAACAACGCGCTGCTTCGGGTCAACAAGGAATCGACCCATGGGTAAACCGAAAGTGGACCGAGATCCCTCCGTTCATGCCGGGGACCGCGAGCGCTGCATCTGCGACTGCATCCGCTTCGTTCACATCCGAGTCGGCGGCGGTTGGGGCCGTTGCACCGCGTGCCGTTGCCAGATCTTCAGGAGTCAGCGAGACAGCAATCAACTCGGCCCGTTGGCGTGACTGCATCACCTATGTCTACGCTGCGCACTCCGACGCGCCACACATCACGAACGCCGCATGGATGGCGGCAGCGGAGAAGGCCAGTTCGTGGGCAGTGAACATCTGCGCGAACTACTCGGCTGAAGCGTGTACGGCCTACTCGTACTTGGCAGATTGCGCCGGCGGAGACATCGTCCTGCGGTGGTACCAGAACGGGCGGCCGACCGACTCCAATGTGACGCGGTGGCTCTGTGATCAGGGTTACCCGTCGCTGCTTTATTCGAAGTTCTACCCGATCCACGGCGTCTGTCCGAAGTACGGCCCGCTTGAAGGCTGGCCAGCAGGGAAGGTCAGGCCGCAGCTCGAAGCGGTCATGGTGCAGTGGAACGATCATGAGCCTGTATTCTGGCGCGTGTCACCAATCGGATGCGAGCCGGGTCACGAGTGTTGGTTTCAATTCTTCTATCCCTGCGAGCCGTTGGTTCCGGGGAAGGAGCCGCACATCATCCCCGGTCCCGGTGGATGGCTCTGGAAGACGGAGCCGGGACGGATTAGGCCGAGTGGAGGTGGCGGGTGAATATGCGCAAGCCGCCGGATTGGCGGAAGTACCCGATACGGACCTGCCGCACCCTGCACTATTGCGAGCTTTGCGGCGGCGACATTCGGTTGGGCGAAACGTACTACGACGGTGGATACGCGCGGCGCATTCACACCAAATGCGCGAATGCACTGCCGAGCGGGAGTACGGAATGAACTTCGTCCGCGCTGAGCGCCGAGCGCTCCAGTTACCAGAAGGCATTGATCGCAACAGCGCACGGGAGGTGCTGGAGTTCGCCACACGGTCCAGCTACCCAACATCGCCCGATCCACTGCTAGCCGTCGCGCATGTCGCCGTGCAAATCATCCTGACGATGCACGACGAGATTCACGCGCTCGCAGGACTTCAACGCGAGTTCGCCGAACTGGAACAGCGTGCCGAGCGTGACGCCCGCTTCGCCGCGGCGGTGCGAGGGCTGGTTTCGCTCAACCGAAACGTCTTTGGCGTTGCCGAGTTGGCCGGTCTTATTGATCAACAGCACAACTCGATCTACAACCGTCCGTGCGAACTGGACGTGAAGGAGTGAACAAGAGCGCGGCGCGCAGGAGGAAACCGTGAAACGTGAAGTCGAATACCACGAGGTGACAATTTCGTTCGTTACTACGGCCAAGGAGGTGAAGCGCGTGACCGTCAACGAGACCGGGATTCCCACCGCGCTCGCGCAAATACTATACGGAGCGATCACTGGAAACTCGACAAACTGCCTTGATGTCGAAGACGTACGCATTACGATTGACGGCACGCTGGGGTTGAGCGCATGAGCGCCATTCTCGTAACCGAAGTGGCCACTGAGGAGGATTTGTGAACCGACACGAGAGCTATTTCACGCATCATGAGAACGGCATCGATCTCGACATTTTCGAGACGGCCGCTATTCAATCGCTCATGCGGTTAGCGAAGAAATGGCCGCGCGAGACACTCATCCTGTTCGGCGGTGCCGGCGCCAGCATCAGCGTCCGGAAGCGAGCGGCAGATGGCAGCTACTTCGTCCAGCAAGAGGTTGCGCACATCGCAATACCTAGCGACGGCGGGGACGGTGGCGATCGCTCATGAGCATCCGCATCCGCCTGGTCGAAGACCAGGACACGCCGAAGTCCCCCGAAGAGGAATGGATGGACTCCGTTCACGCGATCTGTTTCGAGATGGCGCAGAAGCCGACGCTGAGGCGCCGATCGGAGCTGATGGAGGAGGCGACGTTTGCACTGCATCGCTACTTCGGTGCATGTGCGGCGAGGAAGTGACCCGATGCCGTGGACACAGAAGAATCGCGATCGGTGGGAGCAATGACCGACTGGAGCAACGCGATCGAACTTCACCCGACGATCACCGGCCCGTACGAGTACGACAAGGCGACACGCTCGATGCGCATCGGAATCATCGGCTGCGATCACGGGCCGGCCGTGCTGCTGCTGGACAAGCCCGGCGAGACGGCACGACAGATACTCGCGGCGATCGAGAGCGTGGAAGATCCCGCAGAGCCGGTGACGGAGTGAGGAGAGGATCATGACGTATCGCCAAGGATGGCCGGGACCATGGTGCGGACGCTGCAATCGCCGAAACGTCGTGGCGTGGGATGTTTTCGACGCCGTGTGGATCGCCGTAGTGCGCGGACGCTGGAATGTGTTATGCCCGACGTGCTTCGATGAAGAAGCGCAGATCGCTGGCGTACCGTATCACTCCAATCCAGGCACGGAGCTGATCACGTGGTCAGATTGGTTGCCTACTTCGGCCAGTGCGTCAGCAGAAACGCCAGGATCGCCGACGCCAGACCAGCTGCAATGAGACGATTCCACCAAGGCGGTGGATTGAACGCAGCGGCGATGATGAAGAGAACCAGTGCCAAGATGAGCAGGAACGGCACGAGCATGGGCATGGGACGCCTCCGCTCGGTTCAGAGCAAGGGGCGGGCCAGAAGGAGAGGGAGATGAAGCGCGAAACGGACGGTGAGACGCTTACGAAGCTTGCGCACATCCTGCACCGGCGGCCGATCGATGCCAACGCCGCCGCCGACCTGTTTCACGTCAGCGAAGAAGGGTACGACCCTCCGAATCGCGGTCGTCAACTGCACTCGTGCGTCGGACCGTTAACACCGCTACCGCGCCAGTTCTGGCCTCGATGGCTCCCGAATCTAATCGGGCGCGTTGTTGGATCGCTGACGGTCATCGATCTGATAGAGGGCGCTCACGACCGGCGTACTTCGAAGAGGAGTGATCGTGGCGCGCTTTGGTCGTGCCGCTGCGTGTGTGGCTGCTACGAGGCGAGGCGCACGGCTTCACTCAACAACGTTCGTAACAGGATGGACTGCTGCTTCGAATGCCGAATCCTGCGCCGCAACCAAAACGCCGAACACTACCGGCTGACGGGTGAACATACTTGCCAACCGTGCGGCGCGAGATCACGTAGCGGTCAATGTCCGTGTAACGTCGCGCGGACACGCCCCGAGTAAGGTTCGTCCTCGCCAGCATGCGACGAGGACGAGGAGAGCGCGGCGAGCCGGGGCGAGCTCCCGGTGTGGACGGAGTTACGGGGTGACGGCCGTTTCGGGCGGCACATCGGGGATCGGATCGGATGCGACGGTACCGATGGCGTTCAGGTGATCGATGATGGCCTGACCCGCCTCCTGCTCTGCCGGGGTGAGCGGCCGATCCTTCGCGGCGTCGAGGAGCGCCTGCACTCGCGTGGCGAGCAGGTTGGTGGATTCGTTGAGCGCGGAGATGAACTCCGATTCCTTGGCGAAGGCCATTGTCATTTTCCTTTCGAGTGACGCGATTGCGTCGAGCACTGCGGTTGAAGGTTCGTGATGGATGTGAATCGTGGCGTTGATGCTGAGTTTCATCGTTTCACCTGTGGGCACCTCCGGGAGGGTTGATTGGGAGATTCTACTGCACGACGTGGGCCGCTACGACTTCGGCGGCACCGCGTCGAGATGGCCCTGCTCGGCTGCGGTCCGATTGGCGGCCGGAATGTCGTCCACTCTTCGCGTCTCTGCTGCATCGGCAAGCTGACCCATACTGAGCGCGTTCGCCGTCTTCACATCGTTGTGGACTACCTCAATGGCCGCCTTGATCTCGTCGCGGCCCTCAACTGCCTTGCGCGCCACCTCAAGATTCTGTACGTGCTCCCGGTGGCTGATGACACCTCGAATGATCGTCGCAGCCACCGGAACGCAGGAGACGATAAGCGCTTGGATGATGTGCTCAACCATCGGCCCCCACCACGGCGCAACCGGCGAGGCGACGGCATCGACGACGAGCAAGATGAGGGCGTAGTTCACCAACTACCCCTCGCACTCGCAGCCGCCACGTCGCCGCGATCGGCAGAAGAGGCCGTGCGCGAGATGGCCGCAGGCGCGACAGCGCGAAGGCAGTCACGGCAGGCGCGCGCCGTGTGTGAAGCCGCGACGACACAGCTTGCACTGCCCACGCTTCGTACGCGGCGGATCAAAGGTGCCCCCGGATGCAGCGTTCTTTCTTGTTCACGTGCCTAGCTGTGAGCCTTCATGTGCTTCGGAGGGCTGTGTTTCTTCGCGATCGTGCGAATCACCTCATCCCACTTGTTGATGTTCTCCATCCACTCGGTGCCCTCGTAGCACATCTCGTCGGCCATCGGCAGAAGAAGCTTGTAGTCCTCTTCGTCGAGCTCGTTGGCGTCGTCGAGACGGTTCAGGGTCTCTTTCCAACCGCGCTGCTTCTCGATGAGGTAAGTGGCCACCGCCGTCGTGTGCTGCGAATCCACGATACATTTGACGCACATCACTTGCCCCCGTTCCGGATGCTCATCTCGGTTTTGATTGCCGTAAGCTGCTTCATCAGGTCGTAATTGTAAGCGGTCTGGTCCGCGATCGTCTTGTCGAGCTTCCCTTGAAACTCTGCCTGCTTTTCACGGAGCTGGTTAATCTGCTCGGTCTGGCGTGTCGTCGTCTCAGTCTGGCTCACGAGGAGATGCTGCATCGCACTGTCGATCGAGGACAGCTTGGATGCGATGAACCCGCCGATTGCCAGACAGATGGTGAGGAGGATGCCGCAGATCGAGATCCACGTGCGTGGGTCTGCCCATGCTGATGGAGGCTTGACTGCGACCGGCGGCGCCGATTCGCGTCGATCGTCACCGCTACGCCGCTCTTGCGCTTCGCCAATCTCCGCCAACGCCTCACCTCCTCCGCACACCCTAGGTGTGTCTGATTCTGGCGTTTCCCTACCCACAACATGCAACTTGCTGCTACACATCGCGCTCACCTTGCCGCGTCGTCCCGAGGCGGATCGAGAGCCCTCCCGCCAGTGTAGTCACGACGCCCGAAGAAGTCGCTGATCAGGTGGTAGTCCGTAGGGTGGGCCGCCCGGAAGGCCTTCGGGTTTGACATGTACTGCGCGACCGATTCGGCAAATGACTCCTGCGGGCTGTCGGGATAATTCACGATGGCGCGCGGGTAGTGCGCCGTGACCTGGCTTAGTGCGGCTTTGAAGTTCGGATCGCGGGGCGACGTGATGCCGGATCGCGAAAGCTCGCTCTTGACGCTGGAGAGCACTTGTGCGTGGTGCCGCTCCCATTCCTGCCGTTGCGCTGGCGTCAGATCCTTTTCATAGATCGCGTGTCCGGTTTCGTGCGCGTAGACGTCCGTTGCGTCCGCGCCTTTCCGAGATATCAGGATGTTGTTCGGATAGTCGCCGCCGTTGAGGACGGTCGTCAGCTCGCCTGACGGGAAGTCCGCCCCGTAAACGGCGAACGCGCTCGGGTCAACGGGAATCTTGCCGTCAATCCGGGAGCCGTACGTAACATCACGCGCGTTCTTGAACTGTGGCGGCAGGAGTTTCGACGGGATGGTTTTGAGAAGCATCGCGTCGTTTTCGTTGTTGCCTTTCGGGTTAGATGGCCACTCGGCATCTGGTCGATGGCTGGCCCGTTCAAGAATGGGGAGGCCGCCGCCAGATGAATCACCGGGGCTGCTCTGTTTGATGTCTAGGCGAGTGCTGCCGCTCATCCCCGCTTGCGGAACATCAGCTTGCCGCCCGGCTTGACCTGTCCCGCCTTGCGCATTGCTCGGAGCCATCCCAGAATCGGCGTGTTGTAGATTGGTCCCTGGGATGGCGTTGACGAAGGAGCTGAGGACGTGGTGAGGGACGCGGACTTCGCTCCCGTCTGGGTTGACATAGACTGCCTCCTGAGAATGAAGCAACTGGCGGGCTACCATTGGGTTGCCGTCCGCCTTCGCGAAGGCGCCGTCTACCGCTGAATGGATCGCCGGGTCATGGCCGTATTCGTCGTCGAGCCCGTGACCGCCAATGATCCGCGAGCCGATCTGAAGCGCCGCCTCTGTATTACCGTTGCGGAGGGCCTTTGCCAGCGAATCCTTCACGACGGCAGCGGTAGTCCGGAAGAGCGGGCTGGTATAGATAGCTTTGGCGATCTTCGCGGCGCCGATCGTCTCGGCCATGCCGGGGATGAACCAGCCCGCCGGCATCAGCTTGTGAATGAGGTATCCGGCCGCCATCGAACCGACGCCGCCGAGTGCGCCGCCCTTTGTGCCCGGCGCGCTGTCTGCGAGCTCGCTGAGCTGTTCGCCGAACTTCACGTCAGGATTTGCGGCTCGGGGTTGAAACTTCTTCGTCACCGGGTCGATCGTCGTCACGGGCTTGCCGTCGACGCCTACCGGGCCGCCTGACTTCTGAAGACGCTCGCCGTAGGCGGCAAGGCTTTCCGGGTCGCTGACGATCTTCCTTTCGTCGAGCAGGCGCGGCACTACTTCGTTGATCAGCGTGGGATCAGCCTTCGGCCCGAATGTCTTCCCATACGTTTCGATGGCGCCCGCCCGCGTTGGGGCTATGCCTTTAATCAGCTCTGGTGCCGCCAAGGCGGTAAGCCGCCCTCCCGCGCCTGCTAGGTCGCCCTCGGCCGCTGGAGGCCCTACGAGCGGCACAGCGGCGCCGAGGCCGTGCCCCAGGTACTTCTCTCCAGCGGTCACCGCTGCGTGCCTGTCGCCCTCGCCGAGTTTCTGCTTTGCTTCCTGAGCGGCGTCGATCGTTTGGCCGATTTGCTGTCCGCCCTCTTGCCCGATCGTGTGTAGGAGGTCGTATGCGGCTTGCCCGGCTGGCCCACCAAGGCGGGACGCGGCGCCACCGTAGTTCCTGTTCTTGATGTCGTCGACCGTGCCGCCGATCGGATCGAAGTGACGTCCGATCGCCTCCATCTCAGCCCGACTTGTGGGGACGCCCATTCCGCGGAGGAAGCGAACGAAGGGGCTATCCGGCAGCGAGTCCGGAGCGGGCGGGATTTCTCCTGTCTTTGCCTTCACCTGTTCGGGCGTCACGCCTTGCGAAGCGAGACGGGTGCGCGCCTGCTCCGCTACGCTCGACGGCGCCGAGGTCTGCACCTCTCCGTTATCGTCGAGGTAGCGCTTTCCGGCGCCCATTACTGGACCGGCCTGCGGCGATGGCGCGCCGATCCTGTTACCGCTGTCGTCGAGATACGGCACTCATGGCTCCTCCGCCCATCCGTGACCATCCCACCGACCGAGGGCACCATTCGGGAAAGATCGCAGAGCACCGACCGGCGGGGCCTCGCTGCCGCCGTCCCATCCGAGTTCCGAGTTGTGCACAGCTACGAGCTGAGTGATGAGCTTGCCGCTCTTGTCGTAGATATTCGCGCGCGTGTCGATCGCGCCATCCGGTGCGTGCTGCATCGCCATTTTCAGCGCGGGGTATGCTCTGCTCCCGCCCTTCAGGAGCCGCGCTCCTGCCTGAATGCCGAGCATCTGCGTATTTGCTACTTCGGCAATCGGAGAGTTGTCGGGCGGCTTCTTGCCCGCGCGGTAGAGGCCGTAGTCGATTGTGTCGCGATCAAAGAGGTTATTTTCGCCCTTATGCTTTTCGTACGCCCTCTGAACTTTGCGCGCCTGTGCGATCAACGGATCGATGGCGGCGATTGATTCTCGCGCTGTCGGCGGGATGAGCGCGGCCTGATACAGCGATGCGTTCTCCGGTTTAGCCAACTCTTCGGAGACGGCCTGCGCTACCTTTGGATCTTTGATTGATTTCAGGATGCCGCTTGCGTCCCGGCCGTTCTTTACGGCGCCGTTTATCGCGGCCATGTAGTTCGCGACGACTTGCGGATTCCCCGCCCCGGTTGTCTTCGTCAGTGCGAGATCCTTCTGGCCCTGAATTATCATTGCCTGTCGTTTGTTCGCGCCAGCCTCCCGCATCCCTTCTGTCGTGATACTCGTCTGGCTCGTTTGGTTCTGTGGCGCCGTGGTCATGGCGCCAGTAGAGCGCGACTCGTAGTCAGTTACCGAGTTACCGCTCGGTCGAGGAATACCACCTTTTAGGTTCGGCGCAGGCTCGCCAGCCTTCATGCGAGCGCCGAGGTCCGTCGCCTGCTGCTGCGCGAATCCTTCATTTGGCATGAATGCGCCAGTTGCAGCCTTCGTCGTGAAGTTAACCGCGTTTGGATCGGTACCGCCTGACGCGGCGATGCCGGTCTGAGTCCTTGCGAATCTGCCCGTGTTGCCGGACGCCTCTTCTGCTGGCGTTGCTGCGCGACTCTGCGCCGCAGCGGCGAGGTACGGAACGAGGTCGGGGTGCGCTGTCGTGAAGTCCTGCACCAATTTCGCCGCGCCAGCCGTGTCTCCCGCCGTGAAGAGCGGCTTAACGTGGAGATCGATGAACTGCTCCGCCTGCGCCTTCTTCTGTTGGTCCGCAAGCGTGTCCTGTCCGAGCTTCAGATTACCGGACCGGTATGCGTCGTTTGAGGCGAACTCTTTGCCTTGCAGATCGAGCTGGCCGCGCTGGAGGTCGAGCTGCTGGCCCTTCATCCTCTCCTCGCGCTGGCGTTGCTGCGCATCCTCGTACTGACTGACGGCATGCGTGAGCAGGGAGTACGGATCGGGACCGGAGCGCTGCAACTGTACGAATTCGGCCATTCGGGTTACCTCATGGTGTCGAAACGACCAGGCCGGTCGGAAGATTCTTCAGGATGTCGCCGAGATTATCCGCGCCGCCGGCAATGAGCGACATGATGCCCAGAATGAAATTACCCATGTTGTTCTCGCGGGCAACGCCGAGCTGGTCGAGGCCCAGTTGATGCTGAAGGCGTGCGTTCTCCGATGAGACGCGAGCCTGCGCCCCGGCTGCTGCGTTCGCTGCTGCCGCGTGGAGCTTAGCCGCGTCGATCGAGGCCGCCGCATCAATCTGCTTGCCCTTAAGCCCTATGTCCGACTGGTACTTCTCCCACACGGCCTGAGCGTCAATGCCGTACTTCTTCAGCGTGTTGTCGTCCGTGCTCAGCCATTTCTGAAGATCGGCGTTCGTGTTGATCTGATCTCGCTGGAGCGAATCATTCATCTCGGCTAGGAACTGCTGCATCCCCGCACTCGTCGAGAGCTTCGCCAGTTCCGTGTTCTGCTCCATCTGCGCGAGGTTTTGCTTTGACGCGTAGTCAGCGAGGATGCCCGATTGTTTCTCGCCGAGATTGGCGAGCGCATCACCCTTCGTCTGGCCGAACCCGCCCGAGTGGATCGCTCCCGTAGCGGCTGCGTCCGCGTTGAGGTCTCCGATCAGGTTCTGCCGCTGTCGCGCAAACATCGGATTCAGCAAGCCCTCGATGTCGGGTTGCTGACTCTGGTATTCCTTGCGGTAGATATCGATCAACTGCTGGATCTCAGCCGCGGGAACTTGCCCCGTAACTGTCGTGGTGGGTGGAGGCGTGGCGGCTGGCGGAGGCGTGCTCGATGGAGGCGGAGCCGGTGTGGTCGCGACCGGAGGCGGCGCAGCGGGCGGGGGGACGGCCGCTGGAGGTGGAGCGGTGGTCGCAGTAGCCGGCACCGCCGGAGGTTGTGCTGGCGGTGCAGTGCCGGTGAGCATGCCGCCGCCAGATCCGCCGCTTTCGGTGTACGTCATGCCGGGCGGCGGGGTGCCCGCCGCTGGCGTGGACGTTGCGCCACGGGGAACGAGCTGGCCGTTTGCGTCTTTCTTGTACAGAAAGGTGTCGTACCCTCGGCGGCCGACGAGCGGGTTCTCTCGATTCGCGTAGGCGCTCTGATGCTTCAGCCAATCGACGATATCGACGTCCGTGTTGCCGGTCTGATTCGCCCAAGTCTGATACTCCTGCACGGCCACGGGCGACTGTATGAGCCAGCTATAGCGTGGGTCATCAACGGCGTACTGCTGGGCGAGGCCAGCGATGGCCGGGTCGAGGCCTTGCGCAGGATCGCCGTACGTGGTAAACGCGCCGCCACCGCTCCCGCCGCTTGACTTCCAGTTCGGATCAAGTGCGGCGGGCATGTCGGTCCACGTGTCGTAACCATTGCGGCCAGCGAGCGGAGACGCCTGCCCCTGATGCTTTAGGTAATCGACGAAGTCGAGCCGATCAGCAGCGGAGCCGTCAAACCCTACCTGCTTCAAGCGCGTGCGCAGATCATCAACGTACTGATAATAGCCGCGCAGAAGGTCCGGCTTGTCTTTCAGATATTCGTAACCCGGTTCGGCTGCGTACTCGTAGAGTTTCGCGTAAAGCGGGTCAGTTGGCGGCGTGATGGCGCGCGTCTTATCTGATTCAGCGTTGAACGTGCTGTTTGAGGAGCCCGTAAATACTGGGTTAGTCGGCGCTGGCGCTGGCGGCGTCACATTGCTATATGAAACCGACGCCATCGGCTCCCACGCCGCGCCTGCCGCTGGAACGACACCGGTTGTCTGCGAGATGGCACCACCACCAGCCTCGCCATCCGGCTGTGATTCGAATGCTGTCGCGAATGGATTGCTCGCGCCCTGAGCTGGCGTTGTGGTCGTGGCGCCGAAATTCAACGGTTGCCATGTGGCCGCTCCCGCGAGCGCATCGGAGAATGGATTCCCGGTTACCTTCTTCTGATTGGCAGCATTCACCTGTGACGTCGGGGTAAGGGAGCCCGAAAGCCCATTGCCGTAATCGCCAGCTTGCTGCCCTTGGAACGGATCAGGAACGATGCCTTGGAATTGTTGAGTGATTGGCATGCGCTTTATCCGTACATTGCTGCTTCAAATGGATTCGTAGCCGCGGCGGGCGCCTTCTCTGGCGGTCCACCGCCAAAGATTTTCTTAACCGTGGCCACGATCGTCGGCCCGTCCTGCCCCGCCTCCTGCATTTGTTGCGCGAACGTGATGGCTCCACTGCCGTAAGGCTTAATGGCGTTCCAGTCAACGATTTGAGCGGACTGCATGTTCTTCACCGGTGCGCCATCACCGCCCGAAGGAGTGGGTGTAGTCGTCGCGCCGGCTGGATTGCTGATTGATCCGAGCTTCGATGGGTCGAACGTCGGCACCCTCACGCCGCCCATGAAGGCCGGGTTCCCGATATCGCTATTCGGCATCTGCCAGTTCGGATTCAAATTCCCCGAACCGGCGATCATCTGCTCATACAGCTTGCTGTAGAAGTCGAAGAGGTCGCGCGTCTTCCCCTCTTTCCAGATGTCTTGCGGCGTCTGCGGGGCGGTATAGAAGTTCGGCTTCTTGCCCTGATCGCGCATAGCCTTGATTGCGATCGCGGCATTGATGAGTGCGGGGATGGTTGACGACTGCCACCACGGGGTAGTCATCGGCACCACTGCTCCGGCTGTCGTCCCGAGCGTGCCCGTGGTCCCAGGGGCGCCCGCGCCGATTGCCGTGCCGGAGTTACCACCGCCCCACGTGAACGGCAGGCCGCCGCCCTGCCCTACGCCGCTATCTACATGCGTACTACCCCACGTATGCGTAGCGGGGTTGTACGTCGCGTTCATGTCGAAGCTGAACGGCTCGGCCCCCAGCTTCTTGGTTTCGTCCCAGTCGAACTGATTCGCGACGTCTGTACCATAGTCCGAGTTACCCATATCGCCACCCCGCGCCTTACACCGCCGTCGCCCAAGGAATCTCGCCGCGCTTCACCTGTAGCTTAACATCCGCTTTCGAAATTGACCAGTTCGCGGCGCCGCCACTTCCCACCCTCGTGACCTTAATCATGATCGACGGTCCGACCGTGCTAGCCGGCAACGGAACGCGATTGGATGCGAGGCTGACCGTTGCGGGGTACCCTGTTGGCGTCGTGTACGACGAGCCGCGATCAAGCGAGTAGGCCACGGCCAGCGTCTGGCCAGTCTGTGATGCGGTCGCGTTATGGAAGATGCCCACCTCTTCCAAGGCCGCCTCGTAGCGAGGCGCGAACAGTTCCAGCGGCTTGAAAATGACGTCGTTCGTGATCGAGAGCGGCGTGTTGGTGTTGTCGGTCGTATCCTTTGCCGTGGATGTCTCATCGAAGCGAGTTGCGCCGAACCCGCCGAACGCTACCAGCATTCGGCCACCCGTATAATCGTAGAACATCGAGCGCACCGGCGGCGAGCCCGACACGTCGAGCGTCGTCCACGCCTGCGTCGGGATGTGGTAGACGTAAATCTTGCCCTTCTGCGTGTAGACCCAAACTTCCTTGTTGGCATGCTCGACGACGAGGAATGGCACGTTGTACGTGGCCTGATTCTCTACCCAGTTCGAGCCGCGAGCCATGATCTCCTCGCGCATCGCAGGGCCGCCGATCTCCTCCGGTTGCCAGTCGGAGCCCATGGCGTAAATCCCATTCTCGCCAATCCAAAACGCTTGGTCGTTGAAGATGTCCCATGCGCGTGGACCGATGCAGCCAACCTCTGTATTCGCAGGCTTCTCCGGCAAAATCGGGTTGTTCTTGTCGGTCTGCCGTTTGAATACCCAGAAGCCGCGGCGCTTAAACACCAGGTAGCGCCCTGCCATGACGCAAGCAGCGGTGGGTAGGCCGGGAACTTCTGGCAGCGTAAACGCATTGCGGCCGAGGATGCGACGAGGCTCCTGAATCTCGGACCAGATGATCGCCTCTAGGTTTATCGTTCGCGATGACGACGACTCAGCATTGAAGAAAGGAAACGAGAAATCCCCAACCGTGTATTGCTGGCCGTAATTCTGTTTTGCCGGGTTCGAGTCGGCCAGTCCGTCCTTGTAGCCGAAGTTAATAGGGGCTAGCTCATACGTGCGGAGTGCCGAGTTTCCGAAGATAATCATTGCGTGTACAACGTAATCATCGGGCGTCGGAGGCAGATCAGCCGCCACCTCGGTCGGCTGCCAGCCGGCGATGCGGGTGGTGTTAAGCACGAACGTCTCAGATACGCCGAGCGCATCCGACGCGTAGCAGCGCCATGTGATGCCGTTGTCAACAACCGTAGCACGTAGCGTCGTCGGCCAGACCGGCTCCACGGCGCCGGTGGTCCCCGCTCCATCGGCTCGATAGATAAAGCCATTCGACGCTGACGGTGTGCGCAGCGAGGCCGCCGACACGCCGTCAGCCACGGACCATGGCGCCGACAGTCGCACCTTCAGCGTAAGCGGCATGTCGTACGTTGCGGACACCGCCTGTAGGTCAGAACGGTAAACACGCTTAGCTGCCGCTGCCAGCGCCACGACGGATTCTGCCTGTGTGTAGGCATAGGCCGTCGTTGTGTCGGTCGGCGTAAGGCGGGCGGTCGATGCCGAGCCGGTGACGACGTTATCAGTTTCGACGTTCGCGAGTGACCACGCGCCGCCCGAGGCTACATAGGCTTTCGTAGTCCCGAGCTGATTGGTAACTGGCACCCGTGGAAACGCTAAGAATATCCGCTCGATGAACGGCGTAACGGTTCTGGCGTAGAGTGTAGTATTGAACGGCGCGGTAGAAACGGTATTGCCGTCGTAAACCGCCGCGCTGGCTGGCGTCCCCGAGCCGTCATCGAACATCATGTAAGCCTTGTTCATGAAATTCGCGAAGTCGGTAAGCCGCCCGGTCGGGCTACCCGTGATGATATCAGCGCCGTAAGCCACGCCGCTGAGCGCCTTTGTCAGCAGATTCTGTGAGGCATCGATCGCCAGCGTCCGCGTCACCTGATTCGTGTTGTCTTCCCAGCGCAGGAAGTTAGCCGTCGCCATAAGCCCGTCGTAGACGAACGGCGGACGGCCATCTGCGCGAAGCGGGCGGAGCATGTAATTCCGCAGTGAGCGGCAGTACCCATCCGGCATCTCTGATGGATCGCCAGAACTCCACATGCCTTTACTGAAGAGCATCGGCGTTACTGCCGTGCGTGGCCCGGTCTGCGTCATCGTAGTCCCGCCCTGACGTCGTAGCGGCCCTCGGCCGATGCATGGAAAAGGATCGTGTGCCTGTTCCAGTGCCTGCGATCCGCCACCGTGACGCACCACGTGGCGAACTGCCACGGCGTAACGCTTATGTCGGTCGGGACGTCACCGAGATTGTGCGCGACGATCACGGGCGCATCGTTGGCGATCATCGTCACGTCCACGGTGACCGTCTCGACGTCGCTCCATACGATGAGCCGCTTCATGTTGCCTTCGATCGCGGCGTTGATCTGATCGACCGATGGCGCGCCGATGATCGCTTCTGGCTTGCTCATCGCGGTAACCCTGCAATCGCTGTGGGCATCGAAGCGCGTTGATTCTCGGCGGCCGAGACGTTCATGTATCGAGACAGCCGCTTTTCAATGCTCGCGCGGCGTGCTGGCGCCTCGTCCCACCCCATCTTTTCCATGGCGATCGCCGTTGCGAGCTCGACGACCATCGGATGCAGCTTCTCATCCATCTTGTAGGTCGCGATCGTGGCGATGTCGTCCTCCCGACGTGTGCCACGAAGCACAACCTGCGTCAGGTAGTTGACCGGTGATGCGTCCGGCGTCGGCCAGAGGTCAATGCGTGAGCCGTTGCGCCGGTATTGAACGGGCCAGCCGGTAACCGGCTTGGGGAATTGTCCAAAGAGCGCCGGATCAGAGACGAGAGTTGTCGGGTATTCCGTCGTGCTGCCCGGCACGTAGGCTGTCGTGAGCTTGGTATAGCTCACCGATTCGAGGGTGAGCATCATGCGCGGGAGAACCAAGTAGCCCTGACCGTCAACCGTGACGTCATACCAGCGCCAGTTCTGAAGACGTGGCATGAGCGAGAGCAGGCCCCGATGGCTCGTCACCATCAGGGTCATGAACTCGTCCTTGGCCTCGTTGATGTACTTCAGGATCGAGGAGTAGTGCGGGTGCTGGGGCGGGAGGTTGTTGCAGTTACGGATGACGTCCGCCGTCATGACGGTGGCGGTCAGCCCCGTTTCTACCGGGGACGTGGCGGCGGAGTCAACCTCGGTCCATGCCATTTGTTAGGCTCGCTCAGCTCCACATCTTTCGGTTCACGCGGCAGTCACTTCGATCGCGGCGTTGAAGTTGACGTGCAGGTTGTTGCCGATGGCCGCCCCGCCGATGTTGTCGGTATACATACCGCCGCCATAGCTGATGACGAGCACGTCTCCGATGATTTCCCCGGTGTCGTGGTCGCAAGGGAAGTACGCCTCACCGCCAAACGCCTGTCCGTTGCCGAGCGCCAGCATCACCCCGAACCGCTGGGCGGATGCCGCGACATACCCGTTGGGCATGGAGATCGAAAAGCGCGTGATCTGCGCGGTGTTGGTCCCGGCCGCTACCGCACCGTTAGAGAGATTGACGCTGAGCAGTAGCGTATCGGTGTCGAGCACCTTATAGGCGTAGCGGTCTACGTCGGCGGTAAATGCGGCATCGCCATAGGTGGAGATCGTCGGAGTTTCGTTGGTCCACATGCGGTAAGTCCCCTTAGTTTAAGATGCGGCCGAACATGTAGATGTCGGCAGTTGCTGCGGTGCCCTGCGCGACCGTCAGCGATAGATAGATTGGCGAAGTCGTCAGTACGTCCGTCAACGCCGCGAGCGTCAATGATAGAAGCTTCGTGCTTCCGGTGAGAGCGGAGTACAACTGGCCGGCCGCCACGATGGCCGTGCCGCCCTTCGATGCCGCCGTATAAACGCCGCCAGCAGCGAGCGAGAGTGACGCGCTGGCGTTGGTTACGATGATCTTCTCAATCAGATATCCGGCCGTTCCGGTTCGGAGGATGATCGGTTGATCGCCGGTTGCGTTCATGTCCACAGATGAGAACTTTCCCAGGAACGTCTGATCTTCGCAGCTTACAATCATGCGAGCGTCCAAGTGCCTGCCGCGAGGCAGTGCCATTGATTTGTTGCGACATACACGATGCGCAGATAACTTCCCTGCGTCGAGCTAGCTGCCGAGCCGCCAGCGGTTGACGCTGAGCCTCCGATGTAGATGACCTGAGAGCCCTGCGCTTGAATTGTGAGTTGGTCTGACCCGATGACGGCAAACTCGAAAACGGTTCCGGCTGTTGGCGAGGCCGGCAGGGTATAGGCGTCCGCTCCGCCGCCACTCGGGATCGTCATTAGACGCCCGGAGTCCGTCGTTGCCAGCGTTGTCCCCGTCGTACGCGGGCGTAGCAACTGGCCGCTCATCTGGTTATTGTTGAAAATGAGGACCGTTGAAGCCGCGAGGGTTGCACCACCTGTGCCGCTCGCCACCGGAATCGCCGTCGAGGTCGCGCCAACTGATCCGCCGATGGCACCGAGCGTCGTTCTGGCGGTAGCGGCGTCGGCATCGTCGGCGACCGTTCGCATGAACGTCGAAATGACAGACGTCGGGATTGTTGCAGCTTGCGATCCTGAGCCTGACGCGGTGACGTCGCCAGTCAGGGCGGTGATGCCGCCGCCGCTCCCAGTTGGTGTTGGTTGTCCACTAATTCCTGGCATCAGATCACCATCCGTACATTCCAGATACTTCGGAGGCCCCCGCAGTAGTGTCGATGAAGCTAACGCTTTCTAGGAAGGCACGTTGATCCTCGAAAAGATAGAAGCCAGCTGGCACAAGAAACCCTTCTGCGGCCGTGGCGTCGGTGACGCCGATCCTCATCCGAACCGGGAAATTCGCGACAATCAGGATGGCGTGACGCGCCTCCGTGGGGAGGACGACGCCACCCGCTGGCGAGCCAGTCAGTCGTTTGACCGTCGTCGGCAGATAGCGGAAGTAGTCCTTGTCGGCGCGGAGATTCTGGAGAAGGTCAGACGAACCGAGCCCCGAGTTTACGAACATTCCCCAGTCAGCGGAGAGGTTGAGATTAAAGGCTGTACCCATGGCTCGCTAGTCCTCCCTAGAATACCTGACTGGTGGAAGTATTGATATGCCCGACGTGGAGTCCGCAATCGACGCCAAAGCGAGCCTTCGTTTCCAGCTTGGCGCGTTTGCAGAAGCGCAGATCCTGTGTCCCGCCTACGGGGGTTTCAAACCATGGATTCTCTGGAGTGTTCGAGACGCGCCGAAATAGATCCTTGCGCCACAAGGCGCAGCCCATTCCGATGCCGTTGACTTCGATGACCTTCTCTCGCTTGATAGCCTGCGCCACGGACACCGGCTTGAAGTCGAAGTCCTTACCCTTCTTCGGCCGTCCCCACGCTTGTGGAATCGGAGGATCAGTCTTCACGAAGTAAAGCCCAGACACGGCGTCAAAGCCTCGATGCCCCTTCGCGCACTCCCATCGAGCTAACGCCTCTTCAGTGGTCCCCACTTCGGCGCCGCAGTCCGGACACTTGTAGATATCGGAGCACAACCGAAGCACCGCATCCCACGGCGGAAGATTGTCCTCTTCCGTGGTGAGGATAAACGGCGCTTTGTATGCGGCCTCGCCGTGTTCCTTGCCGAATATGGAGACGAGCTGTTTGCGATCAAGCGCCATCTGAACAAGGGCCGCATAGGCCGCTCCGACCTCCATCGACTCGGCGATGAGGGGGGTCGTATGGAACTGATTCATGGGCCACTGCAACGCGAACAGCGACACCATGACGCTTGTCGGCAGCGTGCCACGCGACGGCATGATCCACATTATGCCGAGCTCGCGGTAGCCCCTCGTCTGCTCGTAGGTCGCGATGTTCTCGAGGGCAAACGACGTTGCCGCCTCGTTTTGGCGTCCGCCCGCAACAACTCTTGCACGCACCGCCATGGTTACGGCACCGGCTCGATGGTGATCTTGGTTCCGGGTGCGTCGAGCACGGCATCCACCTCTTCATGGATGTATGCGCGACCCTGCACTGAATCGACATCTTGCGGGGCGAACTCATCCAAGTCGGCCCCTTCGTAATTCAATTTCCACAGTCTAGACATCGGAACTCCTTGGCGTCACGGCACGGCGATGATGATATTGCCAAATGAATGGCCGTTGAATAGGATCGCGTAACGGCCAGAAGCGACGAACGCGCCAGGGTAAAACACTAAATTGATTCTGGTGCTCACTATGTCCACATCCACGTTCACGAAGCCAGCCGGTAAGGTGACGGTGTCGGCGGCCGTGAACCGCTGACCGACCAATGTAAGCGTCGGCGGCTGTGGAACGGTCGGCGTGAAGTCATTGATACGTAACGAGAGTGGCGCGCTACTATGGACGTCTCGCCCGTTTACATCGCGGATCGCTGTCACGGCAGCGGGGATCGTTTCCTGTAACGGCCGAACAGAGAACTTGGGCGGCTGGAAGAGCGCACGATAGGCGGCGGCCTTGACGGCGGCAACGCTCTGCTCTTCTGCGGCCTTCCATGCTGCCGTCAGCGTGTCCCTGCACATCGGGCAGCGTTCTTGTCCGTCCTCGATAACGATGTCCTCTTCCGGCACCTCAAACGTGCATGTACCACAACGCTTACCGCGCCCCGTTTTGAGGATACGGTAGCGCTGGGCTCTAGCGTCGTAGAGTTCAGGTTCCGAGGCGCGTTTCAGCAGGAGGTGAGTCATTGGCTAAGAAAGGGGGCGGTTGCCCGCCCCCGGTGATCAGATTACGTCGTCGGGTATCCTGCGATGCCGCGCCAGTCACGGTGATACGTCACGCCGCGCATGGTCATCTTGTACTTCACGGCGTTCGCATCGAAGTCTTCGTTCTGGTCGTACTTCGGCTTCTGGCGCCACCGCCAGTGCAGCGGGTTGCGGTTCTTCGCGATCAGCCACCATCCGGTGTACGACGCGCCGAGGTACTTGCACGAGACCGGCGTGATGTCCTGATCTTTCAGCAGGTTGGTGTTCCAGTTGTGGGTATCGACCTGACGATCGGTCTTCAGCACCTCTCCGACGCGCGCCCAGTTGGTTGGCGCGTAGAGAAGGATGTAGCCGCCCGTGTTTTCGATGAAGTCGCCGCGATCGTCCAGCTGCGTATCGAGAGCGGTGATGGCGTTGTAGATCGCCTGCTGCGATACGGACGTACCGGTGGTGACGTTGCCCTGTGACTGCGGCGGGTTCTTCAGCGTCGTGTGCGTGGTCAGCAAGGCCAGACCGTCGCGGCCAGCGTAGGCGCCGGCGGTCGTACCGTTGAGAATCTTGTTGGCGCACGCCGTTTCGACGCGCACCGTTGCGGACCGCTTCCAGCGTCTCATGACGTCCTGATAGCTGCCCATCTTGGCGGCGGCGACACCATCCCACGGCCCGGAGTCCGCGATGTCATCGAGGTCTTCCTGTGCCATGCGGAACCCACGGCCGTAGTTGATCGGGAGCACGCGCAGCTCGGGACCGATGTCGTAGGTGTCGTAGTCGATGTCTTCCAGCGTGGCGCGCTCCAACGGCATGCCGAGGCCGCTGACCTGAATGTCAACGAACTCGCCGCGATTGAAGTTGCCCACGTTCATGTACTTCGGGTAGCACGCTTCCTGATCTGGCGTCTCGGCTTCCCACGCCTCATCGATCAGATCGCGGATGATCGGAATGAATTCAGCTTTGCTCCAGTAAGTCATCTCGCCCTCCCCTTACACCGCGATTGCCGCATCGAGCGGGATGGCGTAGACGACCACGTTGACATCGCCGTCAGCGACGGCAACGCCCGTGTCCCATTCCACCTCTTTGTCGATGGTGAAGCAGCCGCCCGCCGTCGTCTGGAGAACGACGACACCGGCCGTGTTCATCGTGATTCCCGCGGTGACGCCGCGGTGCGCGCTTCCGGTCCATGTGCCCGGCAACGTGATCTTGATCGGCTTGCCCTGTTCGAACGCGTAGAACGCGGCTTTCGCGATCCCGTTCGTGGTCAAGCTCTGGCCCGTGTTGCAGGCCATGCCGACGAGGCCCGTGCTCTGAACGGTGCCGGTGACGCCCATGCGGACCGAACCGGCAGTACGAATCAGAAAGGCGCCGATGGGCCATGTGGCGGCCGAGACTTCCGGCAGCGTGTTGACGATAGCGCCAGTCTTCCGCTTGCCGGGTCGCGGGATCGTTGAAGTCTTTCCAGTGGTGGCCATGTTTCCCTCCCCTCGCTTTCCCGTTTAGTACAGGCTTGCGATCGGCCCCAACGCAGTGGTGAATGTGGTAGGCGCCGTAATCGTGGTGGGAGTCCCGAACGTCTCGCCGGTCTTCTTCGACGCGCCGAACACACCGAGGATGTGCGAATTGAATCGGTATGTCGTGCCGTTGACCTGAAGGCCGATGTAGTACGTTGCCGGACCCTTCGCCGCGTACGTCGCGGTGAGCGGGATCAGCTGAAACGCATCCGTGCCGGTCGCCGTAGTGCCAGCAAGGGCGGTGTTCGCTACGACAACTCCGGCGGAGTTGAAGAGGATACCCACGAGCTTGTCTGTGCCTACAGCGGAACCGTTGAAGAATGCGATTCCGGTGATCGTCATATTCGCGGGGATGATGACCTCGCAAATGTAAGTCTCGGTTACGGAGGGCGTGGTGTCGTTGCCGTCCGATACCTGAGTAGCGGTGATGCCGCCGGAGTGAACGCCGCGCGGCGCGAGCGTGAACCCGCCAGCTGGCGAAACGCCACCGGTGGCGGCCACGGCGCCGGAGAATGTGCCGGTCGTTCCGACGAGCGCACCGGTGAGCGTTGCGCCGCCGTCTTTGAGCAGCACGCCGTCAGCGGTGACGCCCACGCCCGGACTGAATTCATCGATCGTATCGACTGCGGCGTGCGTGGTACCGAAACCTTCCTTGCCGAATGTCGTTGGTAGAGTTGCTTCGACCTGAGCCGTCATCGCTTACCCCCTCGCCCCTGCTACCTTTTTGAGCGGCCGTCCGTTTTCGTCGAGCGCGTTCTCGCGCAGCAGCTTGATCGCGGCCGCGTCGAATTCGTCGAGCCGCTGGCGCTTCTTCTGCTCCATCTGACGCTTGGCGGCTTCAGCGGCCAGCCAGAGTTCTTTCGGTCTCGCCATGGCGCGCTGGCCCTTGTGCCAGACGTAGCCTTCGGAGTCCCATTCCCACAGATCGGGATTCTTGATCCATGGGCCTTCGTCGTCGTGGCCTTTGACCCAGACGAACTTTTCCGAGCGAAGGTAGTCGCGGCGGTCCGTATCCTTCGGGTCACACCATGCGAATTGATGCGCGGCGCCGGGATCGTCTTTGAGATAGAGATCCGCTACGCCGTTCTCGTGGCCGATCGTGGTCCGCATGAAGTCTTGTCCGGATGCGAGACTTCCCCGGCTCCAGTCGGGCGGGAGACCAAGCGAGCAGTCGCCGTAGTTCGGCGCCGCCGTTGCTGTTGCTGCGGAGGTTGATGTTGCTTTCTTGCGTCCCATGCTAGTGGTCCCCTTCTCTCTGAAGTCTTGCGGCGCGGCGTGCCAGTAGTTTTGCTGGGTCAAGACCGTGGTTTTCTGCCATGTGTTCGTAATCGCGCTTCATGCGTGGATCGATATCCTGCGCTGGTTTTCGTGCGGGCGCTGCCGCTGGAGCCGGCTTCGAGCTGCCCGGCGGGACCACGATCGGCGCGGCCGGTTGCGATACGACAGGCGGGGCGGCCTGCGCCTGCGTCACGGCCTGCGCTGGGGCGGCTGGCCTGCCGAACAGCGTATGCGCGGCGTGGATGAGGTTTTCCGCTTTATACAGGCCGCCATTGTTGAAATACGGATAGGCGGGATTACCTACCAGCTGGAGGACCGCCGCGGCCTTCAATTGGTCGAGCTCCAGACCCTCGGCGAGGAGATGATTGTGCGCGGCGCCGAAAGAGTTGAAGGCATTTTTGCGCTTCTCTTTATCGTCGAGCGCGCGCATAATTTTCGCTTCCACTTCCTTAGCCTTTGCGTCCGCCTTTGCCTCGGCACTTTCGTCGTTCATCTCGCGGAGAAGTCGGCGTGCCTCCGGCGGATCGGTGAACCACAGTTCGTCGATCTTGGCTTGCCGGGGATCTTCGGCCGGAATTTCGGGCTCGGGTGGCTTGGCCTGCTGCTCTTGAATTACGCGCCGCGTGATTGCTTCCGTCTCGGACTTCTGACGCTCTTGCGCCAGCTGCCTTTCGAGATTGGCGGCCCGCTCTTCTTCTTGTTTGGCCTTGGCGCGTACCTGATCGAACAGGGCGGGGACGTCTTTCCCGCTCTTGCCCTTGAGGTCGGGATCGTCCACCTCGAACGTAACGTTTTCCCACGAAGGAGCCGCGCCCACCTCGTCGAGTTCGGATTGCGGGATGCCTTGAAGGAACGCTTCCAGATTCGTCGCCGCGTCGATTTCCTTGCCTTCTGCGTCGAGGACTTTACGCTTGCTCATCGGTTGTCTTTCTCATGACGGTTAATTGATCGTCGATTTCTTTCAGCATTAGGCGTGCGCCAATTGCGACGTAAACGGCGGGCGTTTTGTCGGTAACCTTTTCACTGTATGGGGACTCCGACAGCTTGGCCGCCTTGTGCTGGAGGTTGAGGAGGAGCCGGCGGAACGCCGGGTTGTCCTCCAGGTTGCGGACCGCCTCCACCTCCACCGGCTCCGCCCGGTCCTTGAATAGCTGCTCCGGGTCCGGCAGGCGACATCTGAGCATTCATTCCTCCTGCTGCTCTGGCGTGCTGCACTTCGAGTTGCATGGCCTGTTGCGCTTCGAGTTGTCTGTTGCGCGCGTCGAGCAGCGCATCTACTTCAGCCGTGAGGTCGTACTGATCGACGTCCGTTGTCACGTTGCCAAGGAGATCCATCAAAGCCTTCTGGTCGCGCTTGATGATCTTGGCGAAGGCGGCGACACCCTCGGGCGGCAGCGGCGTCTGAAGGTTCATGATGGAGCCGAGGACTTTGGCGACGTACTCGCCGTCGTCCATCAGCGCCTTTTTCAGCATCATGACGTTCTGTTGGTCCTGCTCGCGCGCCAGTGCTTCATCAGAGGCCGTCAGGGCGATGCGGAAGTTGTCCAGCACATCACCGACCGGGAAGCGGAACGGGATCTGCGTTTTCTCTTTGCCGTTCCAGATCGGCAGCGTCTCGCCGAGGGGCTGGAACTGCCGACGTGTCTCCATGTCGAGCCGGAAGATGCGGGAGAGCTTCATCGAGATTCGATGCAGAAAGAGATGCGGCTCTTGCCCGGCCTGCTCGATTGCCATGGCCATGGTGTTGGCTGGCGTGCGTCCTCCCGGATCGCCTGAGCTGTACTTGTTTTGCTTGGAGTCGAGCTGCGACATTGAGAGGATGAAGCGGAGCAGTTCAAGCATAGAGTCGTGCTGCTCGCCCATGACGACGGTGCCCCAGTCTTCACCCAGCTCGCCGGGGATCTTGTCGAGCGGACCGATCGTCGGATTCGCCTCGAACCACGCGGTTAGCCGCGCGTTTTCCGGGTCGTACCAGATCGCCACGTTGTTCGAGATGAAGGCGTTTTTGATCTCCGCCTGAATCGTGTGCGTGAACACGTTCTGGTGGTATCGCATGTTCTCGACGGTTGACCCGCCGTCGTCGAACTGATCGAACAGCTCATACGGCCGCTCCTGATGCTCGTAGCCGTTGAGGAAGCAATTCATGAGCTTTCCGCTCGTTCGATGGAAGGAGCCGACGCAGTTCAGTTTCTTGACGCCCTTTTCTCCGGTTAGCGGATTCGCGAAGTTCGTCGTCCAGTAGAACCAGACTAACCAGCGGTCGCAGACTTGCGTCGGCTTCTGCGCCTCGCCCTTCTTCTCCGTTGTCGCGGCCAGACGTTCTCGATATGGGTCGTAGATGTCCACGTTGCTGGCAGCGAGCTGCTTCGCCTCGGCGTCGTCCTTGATGAGGAAGAGTTTCTTCGCTACGTACTCTTTCAGAATGTCGTCGGGTCGATTCTTCGTCTCGCGCTCTGCGAACCAATCGGCGGTTTGCACGTCATCCTGATCGATGGGGCGCATGCAGTTGAAGTACGGCACGAGGTAGTGCCCGACGATGTCGCCGCGCATGCGTGTGGATTCGTACTGCTCGCCCGTGTCCACCGCTCCATTCGAGGTCTTCGCGGTGAGCTTCGTCGCCTGCTCGGGGTTGATGACAACTTTCCAATAGCTCGGGCAACCCTTGACCGCGTTGCCGATGGCCTTTAGGAGTTTTGCGCCGATCTGAATCCGCTCGCGGGCGATGAACTCGTAACCTTGGCGAAGCGTCTTCCCGATCTCCTCGGCCGTGATCGGCTGCGTTGGGATCGGCTGGCCGGGTCTCGCGCCCATGCCAACGGTCTCCTCGCCAGGGACTTCATAGGTCGCGTTGAGGTAGGCATCGATCGACATGATCGGGCGCGGGCGCATCGCGGAGTTGTAGGTTGAGGCGATGACCTGATCCGCCGGGATGCGCGCGAGCGGTGCCGGGTACATCGCTGGGCCGCTGCCCTTGATCTGCTTCTGGATCGCCTTGTAGGTCTCGATGTTCTCGACGGCGTTCAGCCACATCGGCGCGTGCTCGTCGTAGGCCCGCGTGAGTTCGTCGGTGAGGTACGAGTTGACCGCTTCGAGCTGCGCGCCTTCCAGAAGGACGCGCATGTGACCGTCAGCATCCTGCTCGACTTTGATCGAATCCATCTCGGCGCCGAGGATCATGTCAAAGCGGGCCATGTCGTCGTTCATGCGGCGGTTGGCACCCCGAGGTACGGATTGATGCTGCGGTTCTTCGCGACGGCGTTAAGGATCGCCTCTTCTTCAGCGCGTTTCCGCTGAGCCTTGCTCTGGCTCGGCTTGTTGACCGCGCGATGCATCGAGAGTGAATCAGCGATTCCGTCTGTGTCGTTATCGAGGCCGCGGATGTTCTTCAACTCGGTTCGCGTGGCGAGTCCGGCCGCGTCGGGCCTGAGGAGGAACTGATAGCGGAGAAGCGGTTCGAGGAGGCCGGCACGCATGCGTGCGGCCTTCTGAACGTTGCGCGCCTTCACGGGCACCATGCGCCTGCGGAGCTTGCGGAGACGCGGATCGGTCTTCATGAGGTTCTGGACTAGCGTGTCCTGCCATGCCGTGCCGTCGAACGCGATGATGCGGAAGTGATAGAAGCTGTCCATCTCTGCGAGCGCCGAGATCCATCCTTCGATACCGGTTCGATCGGCCTGCGTTTCGAGCTGAAGGCCGACAGTTTCGTGGTCGGTCGCGACAGCAGATACCGCCCAGTTGTCTGGGTCTTTCGTGATCTCCGCGTCTGTGCGGCTCGCGAAAGCCGGATCTACGAGGCCGACGCGATCGAGATCAACCCACGGGTCGAAGACGAGACGGAGCGCGTTCGCGCGCCAGTCAGGAAGCAGTTCTCCATCAGCATCGAAGATGACGCGTCCGCTCCTCGGAACCGGATTCCCTTCTTCGTCTCGCTTGAAGCGGGCAACGAGGTAGTGATCGATCTCGCGCATCCCCTTACGCGGATGTTCGAAGGGACCGAGCCACCAGTGATCTGGGTTATCGATGAGTGAGGGCGGGAAGAGTCGGCCGCCGCCGGCTGACGGGTTGAGAAGGTAGTTGCAGCGCCACGACTGCGCGCCGTCTACCTCGTTCTCATCGGCAAGAACGTGCCGTTGAAGCTTCGTGATTTTCTTTTCATCGAACAGCAGCGGAAGCGTCGGACGGCCGCGCTTCAGGAGATTCTTGATCGGCCCATCGTGGACTTCGATCGGAACGCGCGTGGTGAAAACGGTATCGGCGCGTGCGCCATGTGTCAGCCACTCATCATCATCTTCTTCGTCGTGCTTGGTTCCGACTTCGATACGCCAGATATTTTTCGTCGGCATGAACATGCCGGACAAACCAGAGAGCCAACGCCGGACGCCGCTCAACTCTTGCGGTGAAGAGTTGCCCTCGTTTACGAGATCGTCGGTGAAGAAGGTGTCGAAGTGTGCCGCCTCTTCTTTTGATTTGTACCCCGCTGCGTTGATCGTTTTCTGGGGGTGGGAGATCGTGCGCCCGCCGAGGTTGATGGCTTTGATGGTGATATCGCGTACTTCATTTGCCGGGATTCGATCAGGGAAGAGATCACGGTAACGGCCCGACTTGACTGTGTTCCCGATCTGTTCGCAGAAAGCCCATGCCTTCGGGTCAACCGCGTGCGTGATTTTGATCGTCCGGTTTGGATTGACGGTCGCGATGAACGTGGCGCCCGCGTGCGTGATATCAGAAGACTTGAACGTAGCGCGCGACCATCGATGATTCTGCCAGGACAGCGCATCTTCGAGTCTGGCTCGGCCAGCTGCGCCGTGCCAATCGCCGATGCGTTGGCGCAGGCCATCGCGAAACTGATCAAGCACGTACGAGTTGAAGCCGTCCGCGTCGAGCACTTCGATCAGCCGATCGAAGAGGCCGCACACTGCGTACGAGAGGACCATGTGGTATTCATCAATGAGGTCTTCGTGGCCGCAGATTTTCTTGGCGAAGAGGTATGAATCCGAGAGAAGTGCGGCGCGCAGATTCTCCGCCTGCGTCGTCGAGAGTGAGAGACGACGGTCGCGCGAGTCGAGCGCATCCGATGCGTCTCGCTGCTCAGTTAGTCGGTTCTTGAGGTTCATCCGGTTCCGTGTTGGCGCGCCTCGCAGCAGCAAAGCGTTCGAAGAGAGCGTTTTGATGGGCGATGCCGTCGAGCAACGAGCGCAGATCCTCATCTTCGACGCGCCACTGATGCTCCACCTTGCCCGTGTGCTGCTGGAGGATCGATTTGCGATCGAGCGCCTTGCCCTCGGTGCGGTCGAGCCCTTCTTTCGCGGCGGTGAGTTGCGCGGTGGTAATGAACGGTTTCCTGCCGCATTCCATGCACGGGATATCAACACCATCGAGCGCAGCGGCGAGGCCCTTTTCGATCAGCTGGTAGGACATCTCGTTGATGCGCCGCTTCACGTCTACCGATGCAATCTCGACGTCGAGACGTTCGTGAATGGCGTCCTTGGTCCATGCAGCGATTGCATCAATGCGGCTTGCCTTCGGTCCAGAGCGGCGCTCCTGCACCTGTTCAGGCGTTAGCTTCACACGCTCGGCGACGGCATCGACGGGGAGGCCCAGCGCGCCATAGATGGCTATCTGGATGTCGATGTCGTCGGCCGATTGAACCCTTGCGACCATTGAGAGTTAGGGTGAGGGGCGGACGTAGGACGGTCAAGGTGGCGAGGCTAGATAGGCCGGAACGTTCCGGTACGTCTCGGAATGTTCCGGTACGGGTTGCAATCGGGCGAAGGCGCTGATATTCTCGTGACTCATGAGCGCGGCAACATGCCAGAACCCCGATGACATTTGCAGACGAAAGGCCGAGCGCTGGCACGGCACTTTGAACCTGTGCAAGCGATGCAAGCGACGGTTTGAGCGTCACGGCTCGGGAAAGAAGGAGACTTCATGGGCGACGTTTCGGCGGAAAGCGGCGGAGAGGTAAGAGTGCTTTCGGATCGCCACATCACATTCAGTCAATACGCGGAGCCGGAGAGGTCGCAGCTCGTGATTCGCGGGTCGGTTAGGCTCGCGGCGGAGATTGCAATCCCCATGAGTGAACTGGCAACGCTCGGCGATGATTCGGCAAAGATCCTACTCGGCAAGGCTGGTGTGGGGATCGAGCAGGCGCTGCGTGACGATCCGCTGAAGTTCCTCGTTGAGATCGGCGCCGAATGCATCCGACTTGAAGCGCCGCGCCTTCTGACGCGCGGCGAAGGAGATGAACCGCATGAAACAACCCCAGCTTGACCCGATGCCGGGCCGCGTGATCGTGAGAATCGTAGACCGCTTAAAGAAGGTTCCGGGCGGAGAGACGCTACTCAGCAATGACTACCAGTATCAACCCTACATCGGCCACGTGCTGGCGGTCGGTGACCCGCTGAACGAGGCGCAGAATCAGTTGCGTGCCGAGCTGGTGAAGCGCGTCGAGGACGGCCATCGCGCGATCTTCACATGGGGCAGCGGCACGGCGCTGGATTCGGAGCAGATGGAAAAGATGCCACACATCCGCGAAGATGGATCGCGGTACTCTCCGTTCGCGTGGCTCGCGGCGATTCGTGTCTTTCGCATCGAGGATTTCGCGTGCACGCTTGACGGTGGCGACTCTCTCGGCGGATGGGACCCGAAGAATGCGGAGGTGATCGTTGCCGACGCGTGATGACGAGATCCTGACTCTGATCCGCGACCTCGCCCAACTGATGCGAGGAGTCCGAAAGTCCGCCCTTGATGGAAGGGAACGGGACTGGCACCTGAAGATGTGCGAGATCGAGGTGAGAGCTTCGGAGATGATCGGCGCGAAGCCGAAGGTGGAGCTGTATCGCAAATGAGACTCGTGACGCGGCAAGATGGAGAAGGGTTCGTGATGATGACACGTGTTCGGAAATCGTGATGCGCAAGCTGACACAGGAGGTCGGGAAATGACGTGGGGCGAGTTTAAGGCGGCCATCGAATCAGCGGGCGTGCTGGATTCTGACGGAATCGGCTACATCGACGTGAACCCGAACATTGTCAATTTCGAGGTAGAACGCAAGGTGTGGGAAGAAGACGGATCTGCGTGGATAGAGGTGTCGTGACACGAAAGCTAATCCAGGAGGTCCGCTGCTCCCGATGCAAACGTGTGTCGGAAGTTGACGTGTCGAAGTCGAAAGACCCGTTTACTCCGATCGGCCTGAACTGGACATGCGGGAAGGACGACTGCGCGAAGGTGGCAGCGTATGCCCGGATCACCGATCAATATCGAGCAACGAGTCCGGCAGCGGCTGACGAGATGGCGTTCACCACCGCGAAGCCCCCGAAGTACCGCAACGAGCCCACTGTAGTAGACGGAATCAAGTTCGCATCGAAGAAAGAGGCGGACAGGTACGCCGAGTTGAAGCTGATGGAGCGCGGCGGGATGATCCGTGATCTACGGACGCACGAGCGGTTCAACTTAGAGGTCAACGGGGTTGATATCTGTGCATACATCGCCGACTTCGCTTACTTTAAGAACGATGGCTCGGTCAACGCGGCAATCCGCGGATTGGACCTGCCGGGTGCGGCAACGATGATCGTTGAGGACGTGAAGGGGCGGAAGTCATCGAAGGATGTCGCTTACCGGCTGTTCACCGCCAAGAAACGGTTGATGAAGGCAGTGTTAGGCATAGACGTAGTGGAGGTCTGAGCTACGGTAATGGACGATCGGCCGACACGTTCGTGTCGGGCGGGAACTGGCGGTCACGCAAGTGGCGACGATGCCGTAGCGCACCATTGCCGTAGCTGAGAACCCACCTTTGAGGAGTACCGAATGAGTTTCGTTGACGACGCTGAGTTGGAGGCGTTCATGCAGCGCGTCCGTGCAGCACGAGAGGACGGCCACACATGCTATGACATCCTCGGCAACGGGCGATGCGAACGGTGCCGCGAGCTGTACGAAGCGTCGATCGTCAAGGTACCGGAGTCGTGGGGCGTCGGACTGGCCGAGTTGCTGCGCGGCTTGGTCCATCCGAAGGCGTGCAACACGTTCAAGAGTCGGCGGGAGGAGTTCTTGGCGAAGTGGCTCGTGGAGAACATGCCGGAAAGCCTGATGGAAACCCGTTAATTAGCCTATCCGCGCCTTAGAGGAAGAGTCCCTCCACTGCTTCCTCCGTCTCTCCACCCTAGCCTGTTCCGCCAACAGAGCGAGTTCTCTAGTCACCTCCGCTAACTCCGACACATCCTGAGGGGAGAGGAGTAAGCCCTTCTGCTTCCCGGCCGCCCGTTTGATCTTTAGCATCAGATCCATCAGAAGGGCATCTCCTCTCTGAAGCGCATGCAGGTAGGCTTGTTGCAGTTCGCCCCGAGCGTGCATGGGCCCTCGCCCTTGTCGGCATGGTCGATCTTGTAGTCGCCACACTCGTCGCAGATGTCCTTGGCGTAGGGGTGCTCTGGGCCCCAAGGGGCAGTCCATGGCGCATCACACGTCACGACCACGTGCAGACCATCACCCGGGTTGCATTCGTGCGTCCAGCGCCCCGAAGCAGCGACGGGGAATGAGGTTTCGCAGAAGGGGCAAATGTGGTGCTGATAAGCCATGTCAGGTGTTCTCCTCGGCCGGCGCGATCTCCATCTTGTCGAGGGCGTCCTCCAGCTTGGCCCGCCTCGCTTGCCGCTCCGTGCAGAAGTCGCCTTCCACGACAGAGGAGCAGAGCGGGCAGTGCGCCAGATGGTCGTAAAGCTCGCTGAGGCGGTACTCTACGGCGGTGCGCCACTCTTTCCGCGAATTGCCTCACGATCCCACCTCCTCTACCCCAACACCGGCAGCAAACGCGGCCAGCTCTACCATCTGCGCCGGACTCGGGAGCGGCATGGTCGAGTCGTAGCTGCGCTCCTGCTGCAAGGCATCCACGACCACGACACGCACGGCCGAGCGGCGCCCGATCGCCCGCGCCTGACCATTCTCGGCCCGGTACTGGATGTTCGCCTTCACGTTGCAGAGCTGGACGTCGTCCATGCCGTAGGTGAGAGAGCGGAGCGCGTTTGCGTTCTTCATACCCACAAGATAGGTTCGCCGCGCCCGCTTGTCAACACTAACCCCGAGAATTACCGTTGATCCTCAACACTTCCGCTCGGGGAAACACTTGACAAACCTACCGATCCCCCACCCACCTTCGACAAGTGTCGATGGAGCCAACGCTTCAAAGACTTGGCACTGATCAGCTCTTGGCATCACATTTCAGGGCTGAGAACCCCCGCGTATTCACACCTCGCCGACACGTTTCCACCCACTAAACGTAAGAAGAGTAAAGCGTTTATTCGCGATGGATTTAAGGACGTCACTCCGCATTTAGACCCCTACCCCAGACCCCACCCGAGAACTTGGCACCGGTTTCGCGGAACCCTCTCGGACTACGCGACGAAAAATCCTGTAGGATGAGTACCTTATGAGCGATTCCGACGATCGAGAGGCGCTGAGTGAGGCGGTGGGTTGGATACGCGACAGGCTGGCTCGGGAGGTTGAGGAAGAGATGGCGAAGCCGGTAGAGCCTCTACAGCGGAGGTACGCCGAGTTCGCGAGGCGTCACCCGACGCGGACCATCGTCCCGTCGTCGTAGAGCTCCCAGATGCCTTCCGGGCTGAGGAACACGTAGGAGGCGGTCCGGATGGTGCCGATTCGCCCCGCCGCGGCAGCGTGGGCCTGTTCTGGCGCTTGGCGTCGGCACATCACCGCTGCGCAGGCTGAGGCGAGGAGCTGGAGGAACTTGCGGCGGTCGGTCATGAGGCGAACGCCCATGGAATCTGTGCCTCGCAGGTGAGGCACATGAACCCCACCAGCGGGCAACTCCGCACGGTTTCAGTAACGCCGGGGTAGCCCATGATGTAGAGCGGGACGAGGGGTGGCGCCGAGGCGAGATAGACCGGCACGAGCTCCCGGTGTCGGCATCCGGTGAGGAGCTTTCTCTCGGGATGGAGAGGGAGGAGACGTTGATTTACCACCGGACCGGCTCCTCGGTTTCTCGAAAGGCGTCAACGATCCATCGGCCACGCATGATGGCGTTCTCCCCGCGAAGTTGGCGCGGATTGAAGAGGAAGATTCCGCAGCCTGTCATGATTCGGAGCGTCATGAAGTCCTCGGCGTTCTCCCGGTAGTCGATGAGCAGGCCTGGCAACACGAAGCGCACGTAGACACTGCGGAACGGGCCGATGGTCGGGAATTCGCAGGTGAAACCGAAGTAGTAGCGGAGCGGGCGCCGCCACGGAGCGATCATGTCGCGAAGGTGCCAGCGCTGCCATGCGTTGATTCGATCGATGGTCGCTCGCAGCTCGGGTGACAGCATCGGTCAGGACTCCCGCTTGATCGGAGGAGGAGGGATCACGAGGAAGCAGTTTACGGCGCTCGGTTGCTCTGATCCGCTAGCGTGAACGGTGTAGTACGTGACCGATGCTGTCATTCCACTCGAAAGCGATGCCGGTTGCGTCTGAATCTTTGCGACGTACCAGCACGCGACGTCCGGCTTCGCTCCATCGGCTACGCTCTGCCACCCAGACGTGAGAGCGACGATGGTTCGCTGGTAGGATTTGTTTTCCGTGCGCAGCGTTGCAACTTCATCCATGAGACGCAGGGCGAACGACCCCCACGCGCAGATGTTCGCCGGCATTGAATCGTGCCACTTCTGGATCTCTTCGTCAGTCACCGCTCACCCTTCGGCGCCCGCAGTCGGGCGATCTCCGCTGCCTGCATCTTAATGACTTCGGTGAACGCGCTCTCTTCGATCGGCGGCATCATCACCACCACGTTGCGCGGCTCGGCGCGGAGTCTCTTCACCTCGGAGAGCAACGGATCAACGCATCCTTCGTAGCAAATGTCGAAGCCGACGCACTCTCCACATCCGCAGGTTGTCGGGTGCGCCCGGTCGAGTTTGTCCTCGATTGCCTTCAGCTCTTCATCTGTCAACATGTTGACTATAACTCCCGCTCGATATTGTAGTAGTTCTTCGTCATCCGTACCCAATGCTGCGAAACGACGAGCATCACTTGATCGTGACAGGCCCATTCTCCCGGCTCGGCGGGCTTCAGGCTCAGGAACTCTTTTCGCTCGCGCAGCCAGCGGCGGCGGTGTTTCGATCGGCGCGCAGTGCGTCGGCCGCGACGGTTGGTTGACGGCGGAATATCGTCATACGCCTCCAGCGTCATGAGGTCTGTCACCGTAGTCGTCTTGCCGGACCCGCGAGCTGCACGAACATCACCGGAGTCGTCAGGGATGCCGTCGAGCGCCACCATCGCATCGTAAAGCTGCTGCTGCGTCAGATGGGTCATGCTAGCTCCGGTCAACATGTTGTCCAATCCTAAACTCCGTGGTTGAATACCATGCCGTGACGTTCATCATCCACGGTAACGCGCATGGTGCCGCTCCAGATCAATGCGCCATGTGCCCGTGCGCTCTCCCGGATCTGCTGCCGATCAGCCGTGATCATTTCCGGCGTTGCGGTCGCGTTGAAGTGCGTCACGTAGCCATCGGCGAAGAACGCCGTGACTTCTGGGCCGTCGTATTCGAGGTGATCGACGACTCCGCTTCGCAACTCTTCCAGGATCGAATCAGGGATGAAGTAGGTCATGCTAGCTCCGGTTGTTCGTCGTCACCTTCACGCGGCGCCACGCCTTCACTTCGATTATCTCGTCTGGCGCATGCAGGCGGCGATCAGGGTTGATTGCGAAGTAGCCGACAGGCCCCCACTCGACGCGGTGAACATGGCCCGCTTGGCACCTCACGTCGAGATAGCGAGGCCCGCGCCGAGGCAGACCGCGCTGCTCCACGTCGATCCATTCGGGTTTGTCGCATGCCTCGGCATCTGACACGAGCGCACAATCGCCCCGGTGCAGCCGGGTCGTGGTCATGAAATTAGGCGACACCTCGCCACATGCTGGACATGTGCGCGGCGCCTCTTTCGCTTCATCGTTCGGCTTGTCGCCCATTTCTTCGATTCCCTCAACTCTCCTGACCACGGACCGGATCGGCCGGTACCTTGGCCTAGGGCGCATCGTCTCGCAGTTGCCGTCCCGCTGATCAGGCGATTCCGTCAGCGTTCTTGGATGCCGCATTTTCATCAATGCTGCCGTTGTCAGGAGAATTCATGGAACCGAGTCGGCTCCGGTAGCGAAGCAGTCAGTAGACCGATTAACCGACTCGCCCGCTTTCGGGTTCGCTGCACCGAGCGCCGGAGCCGCAACGCTCGTCACCCCGTTTCGCGACCACCTACGGGACCGAGGTGGAAAGGAGCGTGTAGGTCCGCCCTGTCGCTGTCGTGCCGCCGTTTCCCTACGGGGTCGAGCCCCTTCAAGATTGCGGCACTCCTCAGCAGGCACTCCGGCGATTTGTCCCTCGCTCAGAGCCCTGATGAGATATCAAAGATTAGTTGACCTCCATCGCTTCGGGCTCGTACTATACATAAAACGACGAAGCGAGGCAAGCATGAAATTCGGCAAGTTTTTGAAGGGTGTGCGAGAGTCGAATGGCCTCTCGCTCCGCGATCTCGCGCGGATCGTCGGTACGAGCGCGGCGACGTTGAGCCGCATCGAGCGCGGGTTGGTCTGTGATCCCGACGCCATGGCGCGCGTGTTCGTGTGGCTCATGACGCCCGAAAAGAAGGTGGCGTGATGGAGTGCCAATTTATGCACACGGGCCGCGCTGGCGGCAAGAAGGGCGGCATCTGTTCGCGGCCCCCATCGGAGCATTGCGAATTCACGTTTAGGATGTGCAGCGACAGCAACAAGGACGCGTGCAAGAAGGTTCATCACGCCTTCCAGCGCACCTATTGCTGCCCGACATGCGGGAGTCGTGAGCGCCCGACATCACCGCCGCCGAAAGCGAAGTGGCGCTACTGCGATGATTGCGACGGTGTCGGATGGTACGAAGGCGGCGCGGCCCTGAAAACGTCCTGTAAGAAATGCGCCGGGACCGGCGTGCTGACGAACAAGGGCGCTTAAATGGGACGCCAAGCGACGAAGGAAAAGCTGTTTAAGCTGCTGTGCTCGCGCGCTGGCGGCGCCTACATTCACCCGATTTTTGAGGATCACGTAGCGGGCGTCAAAAAAGACGGAACGCGCATCTGGCGTTGTTCGCGCTGCCAGAAAACCGGCATCTGGACCGACGAATGGCAGTGGTTCGGCACCTGCGAGTGCAAGAAGTGCGGCTATGACATCGTCGATGAAGTCACGTGCTCCGACGCGTGCAGAAAGGCGGCTTGATTGGAGTACGCCGTCTTCTCGCGAAGGCGCTTCACCGGCTCGTTGCGAGGCCTCCCCTACCATGCTCGCCTCGCGTGGGACGTCGTCCTCTACGAAGCCGAAAAACTCCGCGGCAAGGCGCATCTGCCGCCGATCGATTTCGCCACGATGGCCGGAATCACCATCCCGGAAGCGCGCGAGGCGCTGGAGCTCTACCAGCAGCCCGATCCCGACTCCGCGACCGAGGATCAGGACGGCCGGCGCCTAGTGCCCGTTCCCGGCGAGCCCCATTGGTACACCATCGTAGCATGGGAAGCCCACCTGAAGGAGCGGAAGGCGTTCTTCAACCGACTCCGGCAGCAACGCTGGTACGCGAAGAGCAAAGACGAGTCGGAAGACGACCTAACGCAACCTAACGCTGACTGTTCCAACCTAACAAAAGAACCGGAAGTAAAGACAGGTTCTAATCTCTCGTCTCCCAAGAAAGAAACACTGGGTTCTAAAACATCCTCCGCGCGTGCGCACGAGACGATGCCGGATGACGATGCCGAAAGAAAGCTCATTCGCGATGTGCTGAGAATCACCGCGCCAAAGATGCGCAAGATCGAGCTGCGGAACATCGACAACTGGCGAGCAGACGCAAAAGCAGCAGGCCGAGACGCATGGTGGATCTGCGCTGCCTTCATCGACGCGAACGGCTCACTGAAAGAAGCTAAGAGTCCGGCCTACGCGACCACGATGCTGAAGCAGCGACACGAAGACGAGTGGGATTGCCCGAATCCACGGCAAAGCGTGGAGGTCACACTACGGCACTTCGGAGAACGAGCAGATTCCTCTTGACGAACGCATAACACATATGCAATTCTTCGCGACCAAGGAGGCAACACAACACCATGGCAAAGAAACCGACATCCAACGACACCAACACCGACAGCACGACCCCGGCGAAGCGGCAGCGCGGAAAGCAGTCCTACTTCTCCCGGCTCTTCCCGTTCATCGGCGAGCTGAAGGCGTACGCCGACGAGAAATACACGGCGGCGCGCTTCGACAAAGACACATCCGACGCGGAGCTTCGCAAGCGTGACGATCTCCGGAACGTTCTCGCCGACTTTCCGCTGAAGGGATGACGTCATGGCCGCTCATCCGAAGTTCAATGGAAGGCTCCAGGTTGTCGTGAAGCCATCCGATCACCGGAAAATCTATAAGTACGCCAGATACAACGGCGAGCACATGACGGACTTCATGGCGCGTGCGATCAGGGACGCGATCGCCGCATTCGAGAAGATACTCAATTCGCCGAACAGTGGTTCCATGGCACGAAAGGGAGAAAAATGAAGCGACTCGCAAGGATTCACACGCTCGCGCTCATCGCGCTACTCATCCTTACCAGCTGCGTCAGTTCCGGGTACGCCGCAGCATCGCAGGCGTACGACATCGATTCGCAGGCCTACCTGAACGCAGGAAACGCCGTGCAGGCGCACTCGCTCACCCCCGAGCAGAATGCGCGCTTCATGACGGCGCAGGCCGAAGTGCGGGCCGCTGACAACGCCGTGCACGCGGCGCTCACGAGTTGGCGAGCCAGTAACGTCAAGCCGGCTGATTTCGACGCACTCGCGGCCACTCTTCGTTCCGCTCAGCAGAAGGTCATCAATCTCGCTTCGGAGGTGTCCAAGTGACGACGCCCGCAATCGATCCCGGCCGCGCAGCGATCATCATCGGCGAAATCTTCGGCCTATGGACCCAGCTTCAGCACGCCAAAGCCGAAGACATTCCGGCCATCACGGCGCAGCTGGCGGCCCTCTACAACGAATACGCGACCCTCACCGGCTCAACGGTCACTCCCGGCGACATCGAGGCAGCCCATGCGAGAAATCAGGCGCAGTGGCCCGGCCACACGCAGCCCGGAGGCCCGGAATGAGCCGCGGCGAAGATCAGGCCACCTACGACGAGCGGACACTCGACAACATCCGCGAGCGGAACAAGGCGCGTATCAGGGAGATCGACGCCATTTTCGAGGCGTGGAGCCCGCTCCTGTCCAAGCTCACGAACGAGCGGCGTGAATGCCTCGCAACAGTGAGCAGGATCGGCAGTCCGACACCAACCGATGGCGCATGCGGCGCCGTCGCCAGCGGCACCACATCCGACCCGATGCCAAGTTTCTTTGCGATCGGGATGTGTCCGACCAAGGAATCGTGATGGGCGACGACGCGGCACCACCTCACCCGTAATTCAACTTGAAGTGCCAGACGTGACGCCCCACCCTTACTTCTCTCTGATTGGTTTTGAATGAGTACTGGAAAATAGGCGGGACCACCCACGCAGTCAGTTCTTCATCGCGCACGTAAGGCACGGGGCCGGGCGGCCTTGACCCTCCATCGGTCGCTCGGCCCCAATTTTTGAGGGCGAAAAATGACGCTCCACCGGACCTACAAAACGCATTGCATCCGTGGACACCTGCGTACCGTTGACACGGTCTCTTCCAACGGGACGTGCCGCATATGCCAGCGCATTCGCAATAACCCGCATGCTGCTGGCGGTGCTCTTAAATTCGAAAGAAAGCTCCTCAGGCAGCTTGGATTTTGCGGGAGTGGTGCGTGTGGTTGTGGACATGGCTTTTCTGCGCACGACCGCACGGATGGGTATCGATGCTATGCCATTATTGGAGCGTCCGTAACGTCATATTGCGAGTGCGAGAGGTTTGACACGCTGAAGCAGCAGGTAGTTTATCGGACGCCGCCGAGAAGGCTCAATAATGCTCCATCTTGAACGCGCACCCTACTTCCGCGGCTTACTCCGCCGCCAGAAGGTAGCCATCGCAGGCCAGTACGCCGGAGAGATGCGACACGCCTTCGACGAGCCGAACCTAATGAAGAGCTACGTGGCCAAGAGAGGGCTGAAGCTCGACGAAGTAGGTCAACTCCTGTGGGACTGCGGCCTCGTCGAATCGCGGCCCGGCCTTCCTGATGAAGTGCTCGAAGTCCTCGCCCAGGCACTGACCTACAAGCCGGAGAGGAAGAGTAGTACGACCGTGCGCCTCGCGGAGATGCTGAGCGACGGGAAGCTTTACCACCAGCACCAGATCAGGCGAGCGTTGAGTATGGGGCCGGACGCAGATGTCGGCCGGCTGATCCGGAGATTGCGTCAGAATCCGTACAAGGTGGAGATACGGAAGGTTCCCACGGCGAGCGGCCTACGGTACGGCGTGGCATCCAAGGATCTCGACAGACTCCGGCAGTACGCAGCACATGAGGCGATGTGAGTAAAAAGCCGCGCGCGATTGACCTGTTCTGCGGCCTCGGTGGCTGGACGGAAGGTCTTCTCGCCGAAGGTTGGGATGTCACAGGCTTCGACATCGAGCGACACGCCTACGGAGAGCATCGCTACCCAGCCCAGCTCGTGTTGCAGGACGTCCGGACAATCCACGGCGCGCAGTTCAAGCACGCCTCGCTGATCGTCGCGTCCTCGCCGTGCCAAGAATTCAGCTGGCGCGCGATGCCGTGGAAACTGGCAAAGGCCGCGCCGCCGCCGTATCTCGGAATGGAGTTGTTCGCCCAAGCGGAACGGATTCAGCGCGAGGCGATCGAAGCCGCGGGCCACTTCATCCCGATGGTGCAGGAGAACGTTCGAGGGGCGCAGAAGTACGTCGGGAGAGCTCGGTGGCACTACGGCAGCTTCTACCTGTGGGGAGACGTGCCGGCGCTGATGCCGATGACGCTCGCAATCAAGAACGACGGCGGATCGTGGTTTAACATCGCGCACAACACGGAATACATGCCCAATGACGGCATTAAACAGGGGGGCGATTGGTTCGATGACCCAACGAGCATGTCGCGGCGCAGTAGTTCGAAGTCGCCAGCCAGGAAAGCGGCATCCGCGCAAATAGCGAAGATCCCTGCGCCATTAGCGCGCCACATTGCAAGGACGTACTACCCAACAGGCAGCAATAAAGTACTTGACAGAAACGAGTTAGCCGCATGTCAAGAGTAATCACGCGCACCAAACAAGGAATGCCAATCTCGACAAGGATGACGGTTGGCACGCAAATAAAGATGGCACGGGGTCGGGGGAAGGTGGGAATAGATCGAGAGGGATGGCGGTTTAAAAA